AGCCGTCGGCGGTGTTGTCGGTGTAGGCGACCGTGGATTGGCCAGCGACGGTCGCGACGAAGTGCTCCGTGCCCGAGGCGCCGCCTGCGACGGTGCGGTAGATGTTGTAGCCACCAGCGGCGTTCGCGAGCGCGGTCCATGAGAGGGATCCCTTTTGCGCGGTGAGAGAGACCGTGGCTTCGTTGGACTTGGTGGTCTCCCCGCCCGCGCCGTCGAGGCCGGTGATGACGTATTTGTAGGTGCCCGTGAGAACGCCTGCTGCCCCGGCCGCTGCGCCGAGCCCGGATGGCGCGCCGATGTGCGTCGAGAGATCCTTGGCGATCCCGAAGTAGGCCGCGTCGGCGCCGGTCGGCTGGAACAGGAACACCTCCGTGATCGGGCCGAACGAGGACTGGAGCGCGGAGTTGTATTCCGTGATGAGCTGTGTGCCGTCGCAGGTCTTGAGCGCGCCGCGCCGGGTCAGCACGATGCACGAGGCCCGGGCGATCGATCCCTTCGGCTGCGAGTAGCGGTCGAAGCCAGCCTGGATGCCGCGGAGCCAGCGGGAGTGGAGGATCGGCTTGGCCATATACTAGGATAACTCCTTTGTTATCAAGGGATTATCACGCCACCGAAGGCTGTCCCTAATCCGGCGCCGACTTCAGGCCCGATGGCCGCGTAGGGCGAGATCTGGCGCGGCCCCGCGATGATCCGGTTGGCGCTCAGGCCAGACATCTTCTCGGTGGCTTCCGCGTAGGCGGCCTTCGCGCCCGCTTCGTCCTGCTCGGCCTTGCGGAATCGGTACAGCATGTAGGAGACGAGCGCTTCGTCCCAGCCCGGAGGGAGGTACAGAGTCTTCGCGGATTGGCCGACGGAGTACGTCGATGGCACGCGGTAGCCGGAAATCATGAGGTTCAGCTCGGTCACCGGCGCGGAGGTGGAGTGCGAGGCTGGCGTGGTGCCGCACATGCCACGCTGCAGCCCGGTCAGCTGGTTGCCGTTGATGGCGGAGAAGTAGACGATCTCGGAGTCGATCTGGGTCATGCCGAAGCCGAGGACGTAGCCAGCGGAGGAGGTCAGATTGGCTACCGTGTCCGTCGATCCCATCCCGGACGAGAGTGTAGTCTGGCCGGAGGTGCGGTTCGGCTGCGGCCACGCCTCGAGCATCAGCCGGTCGGTGGCTTGGAATACGATCAGCATGCCCGAGTAGCCCGGGACCGGGTTGCGGCGGTAGACATTGTTCTTCTGCAGGAGCCCGAGCGGGTAGCCGTCGAACCACGCCGAGTCGATCTTGCGCCACCAGCCCGGCATCACGTAGTTCCCCTGCCCGTTGATCGTGCCCGCAGCGCCGAAGTCGGGCAGGCCGCCACGGTTCTTGGCTGCGGCCCACGAGAGGGCCTGGTTCAGCGCGCGGTAGAATGCGTAGGCGCCGAACGCCGGGCCGTCCGTGTCAGGGAGGTAGGCGGTGGAACGGGAAGGTGGCGCACCGTTGACGATCAGCAGTGAGGCGTCCGGCTGTGTGTTGGCGTCGACGGTAGTAACGATGCCGTTCGCCGGGAACGGGCTGATCTGCTGATAGGTAACCTGGCCCTGGGATTGCTGGCTGAAGTAGATGCGTACCGCCAGCACCTGCGTGTTGACGCCCTCGCCCGCGACGCCGACGGCGACGGAGACGTTCTGGTTGTTCGTCGTGGTGACGATGCTGCGCTCGTTCGACGGCGCGGTCTCGCCGAATGGCGTGATGATGGTGATGCGGATGTACCACGTGCCCACCGAGAGCAGCAGCCCGGACGCGGTGGCGACGTTCAGGATAGAGGGCGTAGGGAAGGATTGTGGCAGGTCCGCCATTAGCTCCCGCGCGCTCAGGATCAGTTCACCAACCAGTGACATCGATCGCTCCTGTCAGAAGCAGTTCCATTGACCGTTCTCGCGTACCGCCATCGCGCCCGTACCCGAGCCAGCGCAGATCGCGCCTGCAGTGTGGCCACCGGGAGTGTTGGTGCAGTCGCCACAGAAGGCGACCATGCCGTTCACGAGGTTCGATAGCGCGTTGATCTGGGATAAGGTGAGGCCGCCGCCAGCGCCCGGGATCTCCAGCACCCGGTTGGACCCAGCCTGCGGGAACAGGTAGATATCGCCGTCCTGCGTCGCGCCGATGTTCGATTCGCGCCGATTGCCGGAGGCGTCGTAGGACTCCATGGTGAAGTTCTGCGAGCCGCACGGGTAGCTGGTGAAGCAGGTAGCGCCCGCGAAGAACGCCCGCTGGCTGAGACCGCGGTAGGCGGAGTACCCATACGGCCACGGCCCGGAGCCTGCCGGGCAGCCGGAGCAGGTCACGCCGGTCTGGATGCCAAGGTACATGGAGTTGAGCGCGGGGTGCGTCGCGTTGACCGGGATCGCCGCACCGATCGCATTGCCGGTGATCAGCATCGGCTCTATGGCTCCGGCGGTGCCTAGAAGGCTGTTGCCGCCGTTGTACTGCACGTCGGTCTCGTTACCGATGCACTTCATGGCGGTGGTGGAGGCCCCGCCGCCGCAAGCGAGGACTAGGTTGCTGGCCCACCCGGCGGCGTAGTTCCCGTTGACTTCCATGGTGCCGTAGAAGGCGACCGCATTCGGGCCGCCGCCGATCACGCCAGGGTTGATCACGCGCGAGTCGGCGACCGTGGTGACATAGGCCGCCACGCCGTTTGATTGCTGGTTGGTCGCGCCGTTCGGCATGTCGGTGCAGCCGACGAAGGCGTTCGTGTATCCCTTGCCACCCTGCACGCCGAAGTTCGTGTTCGGGTTGCAGCCGGAGATGATCGAGGTCATACCGTTGGTGATCGGCAGGACATTGGTGAAGTTGCCGGTGTTTGAGAACGTGGTCAGGTTGTTGAAGGTGGCCGCGCCGCTGAACGTGGCTGAGGCGATATTGGTGAACGTGTTGGACCCGGTGAAAGCGTTGTTGCCAGACAGGGAGGCGCAGACCGCGTTCAGGCATCCCCCGTTCAGGATCGGCAGCAGGGGGAGCAGCGGTTGGAGCGTCGAGGAGATGTCCTGCGACGTCCCGGTGATGGTGATCAGGATGTTGGATTTGCAGCGGACGCCACCCGGGTAGCCGACTCCGGAGCAGATGGAGAAGGACCATTGAGAGGGGACCGGAGTGATCGTGTTGATGTTGTCGCCGAGCTGGATCGGGCCAAGGTTGCCGGAGCCGTCGCAGACGCCCTGCTGGCCTTGGGTGTAGGAGTCAGGGAGGTAGGGCCCGGCGCCCGGAGTGGTGTTCTCGCCCACGAACACGACCGACCACTGACAGTTCGAGTAGATGGCATTGTTGGCGTCACGGACCACAGCCGTGACCGTCGTGGTGCCGGACTGCGCATGCGCGACGGCGGCGGACACGAGGGCGAAGGCGACGAGGAGTAAGAGTCGTCGGGACATAGGCGGTTACGCTCGCTTGGATTTGCGCCCACGCTTCATCTTGTCGGCGAAGCGGTAGAGCTTGCCCATGTATTTGCGTTCCTTGGGGCCGCGGGGCTTGTGACGGTATGCCATCGAATCCTCCTTAACGAAAATGGCCGAAGCCGACTCGCGCCGACTTCGGCTCTCCCCTAACAGGTACAGCAGCGACAAATGTTGGGCTGGTGGTTACGGCCCGGCAGCCACTTCCACCGACATCACCGCGTTGCCCGTGGAGTTCACGTTGAGCACGTTGATGATCACGTTGACGTTGGCCAGCGCGAGGTCGCACGAGAACTCGTAGATGATGTCGAAATTCGCGTTGGCGACCGCGATGTTGGTGTCCCCGGTGTAGAGCAGGACCGTGTTCGAGGCCGCGTCGTCCCCGGTGATGGCGATCACGCGGGCGATCTGCGCGTTCGGGTAGGTGTTGCCCGTGTTGACGAAGCTGCCGCACTGCTCCGTCTTGACGCGCACCATGCCGACGGTCACCGGCCCGATGCCCGACTGGTTGGTCTGGACGTTCGCACCGACCGGGCAGGAGACGGTCGTGTTGCCATTGGTGATGTTGAAGTTCTGATTACTGAAATACACGGTCGGGGAGCCGCCACCCGCGTACCATTTCTTAATCGTGTTGATGATCATTTTCTGTCCCTCACACCGAGCTTTCGATTTCTACCTTAGCCTTGTGACCATGCTTCAAAGCATCCAACTTAAGCCTTAGCGCCTGTCGCCTCAGTTTGATCTCTTCAGGAACCTTTCTCCCGGTCCCTCCAGTAGTCTCCCTGTACTCAATGGCTATGTCGGCCTGTGCTCCCTTGACTATCATGTAAGGTCTGCACCGTTTCAGGATTTCGCAAGCCTGAACGGTAGAGGCCCGCCAGTACGTCATCGTCGTCTTTCCCTCTTGCGCCTTAGAGCGATAGAGAAAGCCTCCGAATGTTGCTACAAGCCACTCCGGGAGTGCTGGCTCCCGCTGAGCTACGATGATCAGAACCCCGTGGTAAATCTCTCCGGTTTTCGTGTGTGGGCTGTTTTGGTGAATCCGAATACAACCCTCACCGTCGATGTAGGCTGCAATCCTTGCCCAATCGATCTGGCTTATAGCTTCGTAGTCCACTTCATGATCTGGTCCACGTCTCGGCATAATTACCTCCGAGTTACATGTTAAGCATGAAGTGAAAAATAGTCAAGTTTTCAAAGAACTGAATAACGACCTAGGCCGTTATGTTAGTGATTTTAATGCCCATTCTGGGAGATATATTTGAAACGTTCCATGTCAAGTACATGGTACTCACGAGCACCCTTTGATTACTGGGTTTCACGAACGGATCCACATTGAAGTAGTCCGCCTCGTGGAACACCGGGAACATATACTTCGAATTCAGGAAGTACGCACTGTTGCTGAGGCAGAATACGTCCGGCACCACGATGGCGTTGTTGAACAGGAAGTGGTTGCGGAAGCCAACCTGCAACGCTTCCTCGTCCTGCATGCCCTGGCCGAATCGCACCAGCGTGGTGAAGTTGCCCTTGAACCCGGCGTAGCGGTTCTGCACGATGATCATCATGTCCGGCTCGTCGTAGCCGAACGTGACCGCCTGGTACGCGATCTCGGCGGTGGTCGGCGTCAGCGCGCCGGAGGTGTTCGATTGGTTCGCCTGTGGCTGCCAGAAGGCGTTGGCCGCGAGGTTGCGGTTGATGCCCGCGATGTTGTTCGTGGTCTGACCCAGCCAGGAGTCGATGTCATCGACGTCGAGGGGGGTGTTCTGCGGCGAGGTGTGCCACAGGGCGCGGGATAGCTTCTGGAGGAAGGATCCCGAGGCCGTCTGGTACTTGAGCTTGATGATGTCGAGGTTGCCCGCGCCGCCACGATTGAGGATCACGTCCGTGATCGGGATCACGATCGGCTGGCGGTACGGCTTCCACGGCTGGTTGGCAGGCTGCACCGAGTCGACGACCGAAGTGTCGAGCAGCTGGTCGCCGTAGTAGGCGCCGCCGGGGAGCTCTTCCTGGTTGATTTCGGGGAAGACCAGTTCGCCTGCTCCGAATTTCTTGCCGTCGCGCGTCAAGCCCCAGAATACGGGGGAGGGCTTGAATACGTTGTCGCCGAGTACCGGGACAATGTATTTCTGGGAGATCGCGTTGACGGTGTTCGAGAGCTGGACAGGAGGTGTCGCCAGTCCGAGTCCCACTACGCTGTTCGCCATGATAAGGCTCCTTGAGTGCGGCCGGGAGTGACTCCGGCTGCGAATCTACTGGTGCGGCTGACTGCGTCCGGGGCTATGCGTTCCCGGCGATACCGCGCCACAGGTCGGTATCGTTGGCTGCGTCCATCAGGGCCTCGTCGATCGACTTCACCCGGCCTTGGGCGTTCAGGATGGACTTATCCGGCTTCTGGTTCAGGTGCGTGCCGGAGGGCTTGGGCGCGTTGGCCAGGATGCGCTCGTCGTCGGCCTTCTTGCGGAGGTCGGCGGCGATCTTCTTCGCGTCGGCCTGTACGCGCGCGTCGTAGGTCAGGTCTTTCACAGCCTTCGAGAGGTCCAGTCGGCCCTTTTTGTCTTTGTAGCCGTTGTCCTGCGCGTACTTGATGGCCGCGTCGCGGGTCACGGACGCGCCTTCGGGCAGGGAGGGAGAGAGCTTGTCCCACGTGGACTCGTAGTAGTCTTCGAGGTACGTGTTGAGCATCGGGCCGAGCGCTTCCTTGCGCAACTTGCCGATCTCCTCGGACTGGGTCGCGAGGGTGGACTTGAGGGAGTTGAATTCTTTGACCAGCTTGCCGACGAGAGGATCGTTCTCATCGAGGTCCGCGGCTGCGGCGACAGAGCGCTTCGTAGGCGTCTTCCCCGCCAGCAGGTCGTCGACGGAGAGGCCAGCGTTCTCGGCCACGCGCTCGACCACCTTGCCGAACTCGATCGAGGCGGTGTTGAGGAGGGTTTCGCGCTTGGCGACTTCCTGCTCCTTGGCGGTCAGGCGCTGGGTCAGAGCGCCCTCGGTCTCACGGTCGTAGGCACGCATCTCGCCGAGGGAGAGAGTCTCGTCCTTGCCGTCGATCTTGAGCGCGACGACGAAGTCATCGGGGAAGGCCTGAGAGTCCTTGAGAATATCCTTCCATTTCTTTGCCATTACGCTACCATCCCTTCTCCGCCGGGCTGCTGCTCGCCGCCCATCTGCGTGGGAGGCATGCCGGCGTTGTTGACGATCGGGGCCGATACTGTGTTGACCGTGCCAGCGGCTTGCTGGAGCGCCTTGATCGCAGCGTCCAGAGACTTCGTAGCCTGTGCTATGTGGCGCGCGGCCTCGGGAACCTGGAACGAAGTGCGCACGTAGATCGCAGTCGCCATAGCTTTCATCTGCTCAGCCCCTTTGACAAGGAGCTGCGGATCAGCGCCCTTCAGTTCTGCCAGTTGCTGTGAGAATTGCTGCCCAGCGGCTTCGGGGGAAGCGCCACCAGCAGAAGGGCCACGCTGTGCGAGTTGCTGGATCATCTGCGATGCTCGCATGGCTGGCAGGTTGACCGGGGGAGTGGCCATGGGACTAGGAGCGTACCCCTCCGCGCCGTCCGTGCATCTTCTTGGTCCGCCGCGGGCCTTTCATCGGGATGTGGGCGGATTTGAATCCGAACTTGCCACCCGGCTTCAGGGACTTGCCGCGCTTGTGATGTCCTCGCATGGTGAGCTACCTTCCTGACTTGCGCGAGTTCATGGGGATGAACTTCAGCGGGTCTTCGGGCTTGGCCACCGGGACATTGTTCGTTTCCGGGCCGGGTTCGTTCTTGGGCCGTCCCACGGTCAGTGGGGACTTGAGCATGGAATCATCGAATGACTTGCCCATACGCTCTGGTGCCATTGTCGCTACCTCCGTCAGTGATGGAGCGGGCACCACGTTGGCCCCGCTCCGGTTGAATCTCAATCCACCACTACTTGCGTTTCGAGTGACGTTTCCGACGTGCCATGTGTATTACCTCCTCTCGTATATTCCGTGCGGGGAGAGAAGAGCATCGCCCGCCGGTCACGCAACAAATTCGTCCATCGGCTCGGGCCGTTGCTCACGCGCGTCACCGTAGCGTTCGAGCAGGGTCTCGGCCTGCCGCGCGAGGAACGCTTCGAGAGCGTCCGGGCGGCGGAATGTTTCAACGTAATCGGACTTGGGAAACTCGAACGGGATCGCAAGGCGGCCATGAAGCGCTACACGCGCACGGACGTAGTCGGATCCGCTGGGATCGAGTTCGAGGATTTCCAGTCCCGGTTGCACGCTGACAGCATGGAGGACGGAGCGGGAGAGTGTAAAGGATAACGGTTAAAACATACGACGCGGGGACGCAGGGGGAATGGTCAGGAGACGAGCGCGTCGTAGATGCTGGGATCGATACGCACCCAGATGCGGCCGCCGCAGCGCAGGATGGAGAGGCCCTGCGTGTCCTGTTGGATCAAGTGGTAGACGTTGAAGTAGGACTTGCCTATGATGGCGGCGAGATCGTGGACCGAGAGCCACTGGCCGCGCCAATCGGGATGCGGTAGGGCAGGGGGAGTCACTTGCGCGCTCCTTTGGATTTCGCGAGGGCGGCGAGGGCCTGCTCCTGTTCGAGGTTGGTAGCGATCTTCTCGGCGTCGGGGAACTCCAGCGTTTCGAGAGTCGTGTGCACGTCGAGCAGGCCAGCCTTGCGCAGCTCCGGCGCCATCTTGCGCAGCATGGCCTGCGAGAACGGGAGGATCGAGGCCGTGTCGAGCTCGAAGTCGAACTGGTCCGGACGGTTGGTCGATTGCCACTTGATCGCGTCGTAGCCCGCGGAGGTCTTGGTGTGCATGGTCTGCGTCGGCTGGAAGCGGGCCATGGTGTAGAACAGGAGCTCGCCCAGGCGCTGGTAGGAGACAGAGTTCAGGCGGCCGCGGAGCTGGGTCACGCCTTGCGAGCGGATCACGGAGGAGTCGAACAGTTCCGGGGAGATGTTGCCTGCGCCCGGCTTGCCCGCGCGCGCGTCGGTGAAGCCTTGGAGCTCCTTCTGTTTGTCGAGGAGGAGTTGGGGGAACTGCGTCATCTGTTGCGGCATCTGCGGTGGGCTGACCATTGTCGGCGCGGGGGAGTTGGCGTTGATGATCTGCACCTCGCCCGGCATGCCACCGAAGGATTCCGGGTCGATGCCCGTACGCTCGTCGATGAACCATACGCCATTGTTGAGGCGGACGACGTTCTCGAACACGTTGGTGTAGAGCCGCTCAGCCACGTTCTGCAGGTCTTTGGAGTAGCGGATCGCCGGGACCGTCCATACGCCGTAGAGGGGGAGGGTCGACCAGAAGGGGACCGCGGGGAACATGCGCAGCGGGTATGGGTTGTCGCCGTCGAACAGCGTGTAGCCTTCGCACTCGACGATCATGCGGCCGTTCGGGTAGCGCCAAGAGAAGTCAGCAGGCACCATCGCGCCGGAGGGGAGCGTGTGGGACTCCACTTGTTCGCGGGTGTAGTCGAGCAGGTAGCAGCGCCGGACGCGGACCCGGTTGTCGGAGGGGATCGCGTGGCCGCGCGGGAGGCCGGGCACCATCGACATCGGGCCGGAGGGCATGTCAACGCCGTAGGCGGAGTCGCCGAGCATCGGAGAGACGGACTTGCCGGAGACACGCGGACGGACTTGGGAGGCGGCGGCGCCCCAATCGGATTTCACCTTTTCGAGATGCTCGCGATCCTCGAACATGATCCACGACCAGTTGCAGGTATAGTCGGCAGCCGGGTCGCAGTCGAAGGTGCGGGGATCGCGCATCTTGGTCCACACGGCGCCGCGTCCCTGGCGCGCGTCCGGGTCGTAGCCGACCTGCATCGGGCACATGCCGCTGAAGAGCGACATGAGCGTGGTGAACATGGAGTGATAGTTGACTTGGGCGAGTCGCCATGCGGCCTGGAGGGCCTTCTCCCGCTCGGAGTCGCGCTGGCCGCGCTCGATGTCTACGATGTAGGGGCGCGGGGAGGTCTCCGAGAGGTCGTTGGCCTCGTGCATCATCAGGACTTGGAGCTGGGGAACGCGCACCTGCGGGCGGAAGGAAGGGAGCGGGTCGCCGCCCTCGGTCAGTTGGTAGAAGGCCTCGACCTCGTCGAACCAGTTTTTGCCGAGCTTCTGGTCGCGGTAGTCGCGGGATAGGCGCTGCCACTCGTCTAAATGTTTCGAGATGGGGGAGTAGTAGTCTGCCGATTTCCGCGACGTGATGAGGGCGAGGTTAGCCATTGCGCTTTATGGGACCGGGCCTCCATGAGCCGTCGCTGCGTTGTGGCGAGTCCGAGCGCCCGGGGATGCCGACGCGCGTGCCGGGCAGCGTGCCCTGCTTACGGCGGAACACGCGGTTGGTCTCCTCGTCGGGGGAGCCGTAGTCGGTGGAGGGGAGTGGGACGGGGCGGGGCATCTCAGTACCGCCTCCGGTGGCGTGCTGGCGCCGAGACACGACCGTTACCGCTGCGCCCTCGGGGACGAGATGCAGCGCGGTGGAAGGTGTACTTCTGGGGATTACGCTTCATGGATGATCTCCGCGTCGCCGTTCAGGCGGTTGACTCGAAACTTGAGGTTACCGAAGCAGCACATCGGAGTCACGGGATGCTGCATCAGGGCCAGCCGGCGGTCCCACTCGATCAGCGTGAGCAGACGGACGTCGCAGACCGGGCACTCGATGACGCCGTGGCGGGCGATGAGGCGCGACATCAGGCGGCCCTCCGCGTGTGCTGCAGCCACCATGCGTGAGCGTCAGCGAAGGCGGCGCGGGTGGCTGGAGTCGGGGAGTCGAGGCTGTACTCCAGCGTCTTGCATATCTGGTAAGCGTGGAAGCGGTCGTGGTCGCCGTCCATCGTACGAGCGAGATAGTCGACTACGCGTTGGAGCTGAGGCATCAGGCAGCCTCCGGGGGAGTGGGATCGTTGAGCCACGACTGGAAGATGTCGGTCATGGACTTGCCAGACGTGCCGGACTTGCGGATGTGTTGTTGGAGATCCTCAATTTTGTCGAGGACTTCCTTGGCCGACATCAGGCCGCCGGAGACGAGCAGGGCGGAGTTGTCCATGAGGTCGCGCAGGAGGTTGCCGTAGGCCTGCGGTTCGGACTCGTCGAAGCCGGTCGCGAACGCGCGCGAGAGGCGCTCGAAGACTTGGAGGGCTGTGAGGCGGTCGGCTGCGGCGTCGCCGGTTACTGGGGGCGTTCCGTGCGCCACGGCATCGCTCCGGCTGCGGCCCGGGCCTGCTGGGTCCGCTGGCGCTGCGCTGTGGTCATGCGCGTCGCCATCTCCTCCTCGCGCAGGGCGAGGTCGAGGTCGTCGTGGATCGCGTGGCGGGGAGGTGACGAAGAGTCCAGTTCCGGTGACGGTGGGACCGCCAACTGGGTAGTTCGAGCCGTTCGTCTCGTCGCTGGCGGAGATGGCTGATCCTCCGGCGTGAGGAAGTACGCCTCAGCGCCCCTTCGGGCGAATCGTAGCACGAGGGAGGTGCCTTTGTCATCGGGTATTGTGTGGAAGGAGGCGCCTTCTTCGACTGAGGTCAGGTCTTCGAGGGAGAGTGTGACTTCGCCGGAAGGCTGCTTGCGCAGGAGGGCGAGCAGGAAGAGATAGATCCGGTTGCGGGGGGACTCGGAGTCGAGGAAGGCGAAGGGGTTGCGGGGGGCCATGTCAGATCCCTTTCAGTCGGTCGTCGCCAGCGCGGTTGCGACCGTAGTTTAGCACGCGGCGCAGGTGACGCTCGGAGGTCATGCCGATCACGCCTGCGGCGGTGGTTTCAGGGGAGTCCTGGACGGTGAGCGGGAGGCGCGGCTCGCGCTGCTCCATCGTGGAGGCTACGAGGCGCACGTCCGGATGCGGGATGTGGTAGTGAGCCAGTGCGATCCAGCCGAGCCACGCGGCCATGGCGATGTCGTCGTGGCCCTTGAGGACGCGCCAGCGAAAGCCGATGTCGGATTGGGCCTTGGAGCACTGAGAGTAGAGTTGAATATCTTTAACGATGATCTCCCGTCTCTGTACCGGAACTCCATCTCCGTAGTGCTTTGGGAGGGAGTTCCTGAGAGCCGTACGGAATACGTTAAACAGCATTTGCCGAGTGCGGTCAGTAGTCTCCCAGCCCAGAGCCTGACGCGGCTTGGTGTCCGGCTTGTCATCGCGAGACCTCCATAGGTACTGGTTCGGATAGTGGAACTGGTCGCGCAGCGCTTTGACGACGATGTATCCCCATCCACCGGTCACCTCCACGTTCACCATCGCCTTGTTGTACCAGCGGCATAGATAGTTCACCTTCTCGGCAAGGGCTTCCGGGCCCACGCGGCCAGCGTAGCGGAATGCCTGCTCACCGGTCTCCGCGTTCCAGCCGACGATAGCTGCGAAGTCTCCCTCTTCGACGCCCTTGGCCGCGTCGACGCCGACGAAGTAGTGGGTCAGGGGCTGCGGCTTCTCCCAGAGCGCGAGCGGCCCGTTGCGGCGCTCCATGAAGAACATATCCGAGGGTGGCCCGAGGATATCGCCGAGCGCGATCGGGTCGCAGCAGGATTGGCGCATGTATTCGAGTTCCTCGTGATCGAAGATGGGCTCGCCGGAGGAGATAAAGGCTTCGTCGGGCGTGGCGGGGTACTCCTGACGCCACTTGTAGATCGAGCCGCCACACTTCGTTTCGAGGGTGGAGCGGAACCACGCGATCTGGCCGCGGGAGCACTTGAACTCGGACATCAGCCAGCGCTCGTAGTCGTCGGCAGGGGCGTCCTCGGCTAGGGCGTCGGGCAGGCGAGAGGCCGGGTCTTCCCACCACGGGAGGAAGATCGCGAGGAATTCGTTGTCCTCGGTTTCGGCGGCCTTCCAGTAGTCGTGGTAGGCCTGGCCGGGGCCTTCAATGCCGTTAGCGGTGGTTTCGATGACGACTACATTATCTGGATCAGCCGCTGATACTGTGTTGAGTAGCGATATAAATGAGTCCTCGCCCGGATAGAACGCGGCTTCCGTGAGGTGGAGGAAAGAGTGAGTAAGTCCCCTACCTCCGATGACTGTCTTAGCTGTGGCGCGTGAGAGTTTAGAAATTCCACCAGAATGTGGAAAGTACATTTCACGTTGCGTTCTGGGCGGCAGGCGCATTGGCAACTGGTCCGCGAACTCCCCACACTGGTCGTACATGGCTTTGGACGTTTCCGAGAGCTGGGCGACGAGCTTGGCATTGGCATTCACCTTCTGCAGGCAGTGTGCGTTCGAGAGCGCCGAGGACCACACGGAGATCCCAAGGCGGCGGGCCTTGAGGAAGATCAGCCACAGGTGGCGGCGCTTGGACTGGTGGCGCCGCACCTTCTCCATGATCTTGCGCTGGGAGGGGTTGAACAGGAACGGGACCATTCCTCCATGATCACGATGCTTTATTTTTAGGCGCGCACAAAACTTCTCAAAGTTGTCCAGATTCAACACGTGTGTTGTGTCTCCGTTTCAAGGCATTGAGATTCGTTATGTGGTTAGCCCTTTTCATCTGTTCTGCATCCTGCAGCGTCGTACGCTCCGCCAAGAATCGCTTGCGGCATAATTTAAGCCCCTCCCCAAGAGAATCGCGGAGGGCTACTATTTCCGGAGGTATGCCTGCATTAAGTCCACGCTTGTTAAAGGTGTCTCTAAATTGCAACGCTATATCAGCCTGTTCCCTTTTTATGTGGAAGTAGGGTAAGCAGCCACGCAAGATAGCTTCAGCGTTACCGCTCTGAGTTCTCCACTCCCAATAGGGATGGAAGCCGTATCCATTTTTTCGTGTGCTAATATGTCCACCAAACGTAGCCACAATCCAGTCGATGAGTCGCCTATCGGTGTTCGACACAACTAGTCGAAGTTGATAGTAAGGATTTTTGTATCCCATCAACCCAGCTCGACGCAGAATAATGATCGCACCTTCGCCGTCTATGTAAGCCGCTAATTGTGCCCAATCAATGCTAGTAGGTTCCATAGCTATTCTGTCTCCCCCGTCCGCTTCAGCTCCTGCTCCATCCGATCCGCGGTGCGTCGCAGGGATTCCGGCGTCGGCTGATAAGGTTTGAAGTGCGGGCTGCCCGCGTGCGCCTGCGCGGCAGGGTGGACAGCCGCGATCACCCCTTGGCGGTAGCAGACTTCACACACCTCCATGACGGACAGCGGCCCAAGCATCACCCGGACCACGTGCTCCGCGCTTTCGACCCGGTAAAGTACAGGGCGGTCCATGGCGGCTACTCCTTGGCCGCGGCGGCCTGCGCCGGGTGCGTGCGTGGGTGGTTCTTCGGATTATCGCCGGGCAGCATGCCGCGGTCGGCGATGCCACGGACGCCCTGAGTCTTATTGTTTTCAAGGGACACGCACGCGGCGGAGCAATAGTGCGCGACGTGGATGATGTTGCGGTCGTCCTTGTCGTAGTAGGGACGGTTCAGCCACCAGTCCGGCTTGCCGCGCTTCTTGAAGTCGGCGAGCGTGGTGCCACAGGTGGCGCAGCGCTGGTCCCCGGGCGCGTTGATGCGCGAGTTGATGATCTCGCCGGCGGTGGTACAGTTGCGCCGCATCACCGCCAGGAGCGCGAGCGCGCGGTCGAGGGGCAGCGATTCGAAGTGAGATCGCAGGTCTGCCTCGGTCGCGGACTCAGTCGCCCAACGGGCCTGGATCGCGCGGGACTGCTGCTTCATGGGGCGGGACGGCGAGGGATTGGAGGAGGGCGCTGAGTCCAGCAGCTCCGTCTCCGTTTCTGTTTGCATCGGTGATGGTGGAATGTTCTCCACCGGGTCGAGCGTCGCCGTTGCTGCGTTGCTTGCCGGGTTGCGTTTCGCCATTGATGTATCCCCCTGTCGCTGAGAGTAGCGCTGAGATCGCGGTCATGTCCATCTGGAACGGGTAGAGGCCGAGGTGCTGCGTCTTCATCCAGAAGCAGCAGTAGAGCGTGCCGCCGAGGCGCCGCCACTCGCGGCAGAACCACCAATCCTCGGAGAGGTACTCGGACGTTTCCGGCCACACGCCGACGCGGAAGAAGTCGTGCGCGAAGTCGCGGCCGTAGTGGGCGGTCTCGTCCACGGTGCGGCGGTAGCGCGGGGCTGCGCCAAAGTCGATCAGGTGCTGGAACACTTTGCGCTTGACTAACCAGAAGCCGGAGCCGGCTTCGAGCACCGGCATGGGCTCGAAGATGCGGACGGGATTGGCGATCCAGTTCACGTTGGGCGTGCCCGAGACGGCGGAGATCTGGGCGGCGGTCCAGCCGAGCTGCGAGGCCGCGATGATGCGGTCCCAGTGCAGGCCCTTGCGCGTGTACGGCGCGGCGAGGAAGTCACGGTCGAGGGCGAGGAGCTGGAGGACATCGTCTGGATTGAACAGGATGTCGCAGTCGAGCCACAGGGAGAAGTCGGTGTCCGGGGAGGAGGATTGAGAGAGGAAGATGTCAGCGAGGTTGTTGCGTGCGCGGGTCACGAGGGAGTCGCCGGGGAGGAAGCGGAGCTCGTACCAGACGCCATGGACGCGCAGGGTGCCGAGGAGCTTGATCAGGCAGGCGGCGAAGGTCGCGTGGATGCGGTCGCCGGCGGCGGGGATCAGGATCCACAACCGGCAGCGGGAGAGCTGGGCAGGGTCGATGGTGATGTCCATCTCAGGCATACTCCTTGGCGCGGACGCCGATCGTGTCAAGCACGTAGGTCGCGAGGGATTCGGTGGTCATGCGGCTGCGCACGGCGGCCATCACGGGATCGATGAGGGACTCCCACAGGGCAGGCAGCAGCGCGCGGATGCGGTCGTTCGAGCGGTCCTGCGCCCAGTATTCGATGAGCGTCTTGGCGAGGTTCAGTTCCGGCCGCGGGAGCGTGGTGCAGATGGGAGCAGGGAGGTCTTCCAGCACGCGGAAGTAGGGGATGCACCACTGGGACAGGATTTCATAGTGGCGCATACAATCAAATCCTGCTTTCCTCATCGTCGGGCCGTAGTAGGACTCGGCGTACTGCTGATAGTAGGCGGACTCGGTCGTGTAGATGTAGGTCGTGCGGTCGATGGGATCGCAGGGGGCCATGATGCGCGTCTTGGGCGCGGGGTGCGGGCGGATCTTCTCCTTGGGGATGGCGAACGAGATGGGATGGCAGCCAGGCTGCGGGTGATGAAGCTCGCGTTTAAAGTAGCGCATGCCTAACCCCTGCAGATATCCCGGATGGTCTTCCCCGTCGATCGCACACACGCTGCGACCGTCGTAGGTGTCAGCGACGAGGCGTAGGAAGGATTGGCAGCGGTGGATGCTCCCGTAGATCACGAGATCGAAGTAGCGGGTGCGGATCTTGCCGGTGATGTCGGTGCGGTCCACGGGGATCTCGGGCAGGAGGCGGTAGAGGGAGAAGCCGCGACCGTAGATTGAGTGGTTAGCGGGGAAGTCAGAGTACATGACGTCCAGCCGATCCGCGTCGACGACGTCCGGGCCAAGCAGCGTGCGCAGGCCGTGGAACAGGCAATCGCGCAGGTAGTCGGCGCGATCGCCGTGGTCACTCAGGTAGAGGATTCTCATTCGGTTACTACCTTACGCGCATGCACTCTGCGCTGATGCGCATTCCCTCCACGATTGCGAGGATGCCATCGTTCTCGTTCCACACGCCGCGCATGGACATACCATTCGACCACTTGTCGGATCAGTCGATTATGTAGACGATCTGTGCGTATGGGATTGCCGCTACCGTTATCGACTCCTTCGTGAAGTTGAACCACGCCTTCTCGTGCGAGCATGTCATGTTCTCCAAGCTCTCGCCGCTGAACTCGCTGCAAGGGCAGTCTAGGTTAACGTCTTCCGCGTCGATACGAATCTCGTCGGGATTATCTTTCAAGCGAACTCGATAGCTAATGTTGCTGCTCACGCGCTCACCTCTGCTGGTTGCGGCTGCGGGCGGCGCAGCACTCCCATCCCGTAGCGTCCCGGCAGGATTTCGTTCGTCCACCCGTGCTCCGCCATGCCGCGGCACAGCGACTCGTAGACCTCCTTCACCGCGTCACCCGGCCACGTGGGATCGTTGGTCGAGTTAGGCTCCGGCGCGATGTCGTGGAACAGGGCCATGCCGCCGGGGCGGAGCTGGCGCAGGTACTCGCAGTCGGTCAGCACGCCCACCTTGGAGTGGTCGCCGTCGATCAGGATGATGTCCAGCTCGTAGGGGATCTGCGCGATCACCTTCTGGAACTCGATCGAGTTGAGGTGGATGAAGGTCCACTGGGGATGGCCGGAGAACAGGTGGCCGCAGGGCTGCACGTCGACGGAGTAGAGGTGGCCGCCTGCGAGTTCGAGGCCGGTCAGGAATGCAGAGGTGGAGGCGCCGTCGCGCACGCCGATCTCGAGGATGTTGCCCTTGGCGTGCTGTGCCATCCACTCGACGAAGTCCTTCATGTCGCCCTGGCGGAGGGCGGCCTGGTAGCGGGCTGCGACGCGCGGGTCGCGGGCGCCGGTCGGGATGGCGCGGGGGAGGACGCGGGCGGCGGACAGATAGTCGCGCTTGCGCTCGGAGCTGGCCATGGCGTGGGCGAGCGGCTTCGACATGACCGGCGCGGTGGATGGCGTCGCGGGTTGCCAGTCCTTCAGCGCCGCGTCGACGGATTCGACGAAGTTGCGTTTCTTGATCGACACGAGGGATTGCATCTGCATGTCCTGGAGTTGGCGGTCGTTGGTCAGCAGGGACATGGTGAAGTCAGTGAGCAGGCGATAGGGTACGCGCTCGATCCCCTGCAGGTCCGCGTATTCGTCGTCATCGGAGGAAACCTCGGTGACGATAGCGTGCGAGTTGGCCATCAGGTAGGAGCAGCGCACGATCTCGAAGCGGTCGCGGCCGTCGTGGTGCACGTTGAGGCAGAGGCGAGAGCGGGCGATCGCGTTGTCACGGCCCCCGCCGTAGCAGGCGTCGGAGAAGAACACACGCAGGCCGGCGGCGCGGAGGGAATTCAGGAGTTCCACGCGGCGCGGAGTAGGCCAACCGCAAAAGAAGACGTCGTAGTCGGGAGCGAGGTGTGGAATACGAGTCAGGTTGGGAGTGTAACCAATAGGGACGTGATAAACGTTGGTAAAGCCTCGATCACGCCAGTCAGCGACCGAGCGGTGAGAGTAGTCCCATATTACGGCATCAGACTCCTTAGCTATTCGGCGGACGACGTCGAGGCGCGGATGGGACGGCTGTTCAAGGTTGAAGATGATGGTCCCGGGCGGCAGGCGCTGGAAGTCGGCGACCAGTTCAGCGCCGAACAGGATATTGTGCTCCTTGGACTCAGAGAACCAGTTCTGCGTGACGTTGACATCGTGCTCCAGAGCAGCGAGGGACCACGCGAGCGAGTCGATGACTTCAAGGAACCCGGAGGAGTGGATGAAACCTTCGGGGACGATGCGGGAGATGTTGAACTTAGCCATTTGCGGAAGCCTCGATCGCTTGGTCAATGTACGTACAGAGTTGTTCATCCGTCATCGTCAGTACGTCGGCGCACGGCGGGGCGTCGTGGTCGGTGACGCCATCGACGCTGGAATCCCACGTCGCGGATTCGTGGAGCAGGGACTCCTCGGCCAGCTTGTACAGGCGGTCGACGGTGGCAGCAGGGACCGCTGGAAGGCCGAAGTCCTGCGTGCAGGGAGCGTCCAGCCATCTCAACATTTGCTCGGACCACTCGTGCGCGGTGAATTGTGACCGGGACATCTCCGGATCGCCGATCATGGCCCAGCCGACGGGGTGGTAGCCTGCGTACTGGGAACGCAAGTCGGCGAGGTGCTGGGCACGGAACTCGGATCGCAACTCTGCCAGCGATCGTTGCTCGTCCGGATGTGGGGTCAACTCTAGTTCAGGCATGTAGCCTCCTTACATCACCACATCTAAGACAAATTAAGGTAACTCCACTATGCACGGCTGCAGGAACAGGAGAGTTAGCGTTACAGAGATGCACGTTATTGGCATCGAACGTCGATGGATCAATGCCCGTCCGCTCATCAATAAACCAATCCACATTGGTTGTAACATCCTTGAACTTGTGTCCAACCAGCCAGCAGATCATGTAAGTCCTCCTATGCGCGATAGATGATTTCGTTCTTGCCTTCCAGTCGCTTGTACTCCTCGCAGAGTTGCCATCCGAACAGGATGCAGCCGAGGAAGGAGTTGGCGATGGGGGACTGCAGGCAGATGTTGCAGTACTCGCGGAACCATGCGGCATCGCCGATGGCATCGCAGATCGCGATGTCGGGGACGGCACGGGAGGCGCGGATGCGGTCGGCGGCCAGCTTGAGCCGATCCGCGACCATGTTCTCCGCCGCCTGTTCGATAATCTTCTTGGTCGTCATCGTCGCTGGTCCTCCATCTCTCGGATCGTCATCCCGCCACGCTTGCGCGCGTGCAGCATGCGCAGCAGGCGCGGGTCCATCGTGCGCCGGCGCTCGGCGACCGCGTGGGCCGCCTTCTCCCGGCCGCGTTTCAGCGTGCGCACCTGGATCGTCGACACGTGCGAGATCTCGGTGCAGCGCTGGCAGCACCATACGACATGCTCCGGCGTCTCTTCGACGACGACCATGTACTTCTTGAGATCGTCGCCCTTCGGATGGGCCGTGCACACGCAGGAGGGGATGTCGTCAGGTGTCATTTACTCACTCCAAACCGGTTCATCGTCCCCGATCCCTTGCACACCGGGCACGCGGCCTCGCCCGTCCCGCCGCCGTCGAGGATCATCTGGATCACGCCGGTGCCGGTGCAGCGGCCGCAGGGCTCGGCTTTGTTGGCCACCGAGGAGGGCTTCTTGCGCCGGACCACCTTGGTGCCCTGGGGAGTGTCGCCCACGACCTCGGATTGCGGTGGCGCGGAGGTGTCGACGCCTTCGGCTTCGGCGATCGCGGCCTGCATCTCCGGGTCCAGCGTGGCCGCGGGTTCCGCCGCCGCCGCGGGTCCGTCTCCGTTCGCCGAGAACACCTTGATGTCCGACGGCGTCACCACCACGAACGATTCCGCGTCGGGGAGGAGTTTAGTCACGCCCACGATGAGCGGGCGCAGCGAGGTGTCCCGCACGCGAAGGACGTAGTGGCCCGGCGCCGACTCGTGGACGGTGAGCAGCGCCGGGGACTCGGTGAGTGACTTCATCGCTCTCCTACTGTAGTGTGACGGTGACGGTGGCTGGCGCGGGCGCCGAGATCGTCAGCGTGTCCGGCTGCGACGTCACTCCGTCGACAGTGGCGGTGATCGCGTCGCCCGGGTCCGCGTTGACCGCGGTGACCACGATGTCGCACGAGCCATCAGCGTTGAACGTGGGCGCGCCGAAGGTGACGTCGCCGGGGACAGCGGCAGCGAGCGACACGGAGTCGGCGGTGGTGATCGTGTATGTTGATCCGTCGGACTTGGCGGCGGTGATGTGGGCGGTGGCGGTCTGACCGGGTGCGACTGTCTTCGGCATGATGGTGATCCTCGTGAGTGAGATGTGTGGAACGAACTCGTGGTGGAGTATGACACGGATGCGGCGCAACTCTTCAGCGATATCGCGGAGCGCGTGCACGATGGCCACGTCAGCGGCCCAGCGGTAGCGCTCGTCGCCGCGGGAGAGGAACTCTAGCGCCTCTATAGGTGATATGAGGTTGCGCTCGGTCATTCCCGCTCCTTCCGCGACGACGATCCCAACTGACGCATCACCAGCAGCCGGATCACCGCGCCGACCGTGCGACTCTCCAGCGCCGCGATCTGCCGCACCTTGGCCATGACCCACTCCGGCAGCCGGATGGTGATGCTCGGGGAAACGCTCATCACAGGAACGTATACCATACTCGTGTACGCTTTGTACACATCTAACGGAAATTTATTTTACGTGGGGGTATACGCCCACGCACATCCCCTCCCCGGCGGTTCCATCGACGGGGGCTCGGCTCAAAGTGACTTGGATACCACTATTCGTGCTGGACAGGAGAAACGCCAAGCCGGCCGCGGCCAGGAGCGATGTCACATTGTTACATCGATGAGTATCAATGTTACACGTCGAGGTCAGGCGCAGAGGCGAGCAAGTCGGCGGCTGGCTGTGGGCGCTGGTAGTCACGGCGATGCAGCGTGTACTCCACGCGGGCGAGCCCCAGCTGCTCCTCCTGGCGCACGCGTTCGTAGAACCGTTTCCAGCGCAACCAGCGGCCACGTTCTCCCCACGTCCAGCGCTGCCATCCGCCTGTTTTACCCAGATATCGCCACATCGATGCCGCGTTAATGCGGTACGTCTTTACCGACGGCTGTGCTGCCGACAATGCCGCTGTCGCCGCACGCTGGCAGAGCAATCGCTGGAAGATCGGCAGAGGAATGGTTTCTCCGCGTTCTATGCGGCGAATCGTGCGCTCCGAGCATCCGAGATACGCGGCCAGATCGCATTGCGTTACGCCTAGGCGTGAGCGTATCGATGCGGCCATCTGTCCGGTCATGGGAGCAAGGATAGCATGGCGCGTCAACTATCTTCGTAGCAGGGTCAACAGGATAGCAGGAATTGTGAGGTTGTTAGTAGTTTCCGCTTGACAACTGTTGGAATGAGTGAGATAGTAGGCACGTGGTTGAGAGTGCTACGGAGGACAGGACAATGACACGAGACACGCAATGTCAAGGCGGATGCGGCAAGGTGCGCAGCATCCTGCACGCGGATGACCCGGCCGATTGGTTATGCTACGAATGCCGTCGTGCTGCGATGGCGCGCGTGCAATCGGCGAATCGCGGCCAGCATCCGCAGGTGGTACCGGACAGGCAGGCTTAGGCCACCATCGGCCGCCTGGCCGCGCGCCGGGCGTCCTGTTGGGAGTCTAAGCGGTATGATTGGGACGTGCCGCGTAAACCAAAGAATTCAACAACTTAGGAGGATTTATGGAACGCTATACGCGCAATGATGCAATCGCTGCATTCGATAGATTGATAGCCGCAATCGGTGGACGAGTAGCGAACCACTACAACGATGTCGGAGCTTATCGCCTTGATTGGAATGGCGTTTACGGCGGCGGTAACATCGAGCAAGTCATAAACGAGCAAGGTGGCGTTAGGCAACCATTTGGGCAGAGCCGACACAATGCACGCGAATTCTGTGACATGGTTCGATTTGCTCTGGATGCCATCGAGGAGAATAAACGCATTATCCACAAGATCGCAGCGTAGGCAGGCTGGAGGGGAGAGTCCCAAGAGTAAGGCGCAACCGCGCACAACCGGAGCGCCGCATAGAGTTTATCCCGTTGGCGAACGTTAACCGCAAGAGGCGAATCCCAATGAAACACGTACTGTTGAACCATCACAATCTGGCAGTGGCGAACCTGATCGACAAGCAGGAGAGTCGCTACACGCTGAACGCGATGCAGGTCACTGAGAAAGAGACCGTAGTCACAAACGGGCATTACCTTGTCCGCGTGGACACGCCGAAGCAGGAACTGGCGTCGTATCCGAACGTGGCAGGAGAGCCGGAAGCGACGGAGGTGGGATCGTTCCTGCTCGGTAGCGATGGTGCGCTGGCACTGGCGAAGGTGACGCCCAAGAAGGAAAGCATTCCGATCCTCAATCATGCCAAGGTAGGCGTGGACGCGGATGGGAACATCCGAGCGGTCACGACGGACCTGGCGACCACGCATCCGATGACGATCCGCAAGGTGACGGGCCAGTTCCCGCAATGGGAAATGCTCTTCAAGCGGACGCAACCGAAGATGCGCATCGGGCTGAGCGCGGCCTACTTGGAGCAACTCGCGAAATCGGCGAAGGTGTATGAGCAGTCCAATTACGTGGAACTGAGCATCTGGAGTCCACAGGAAGCGGTACGTCTGGACGCATTCGATAGTGCCACGAATCAGCACTGGACCGCGATTCTCATGCCCATGCGCGGCGGCGACATCCAGAATCGCCCTTATCCGTTCGATGAAGTGGCGTCCGTTCCTGATCCGTTCGCGGAGGTGCCAGAGCCATCGGAGGTGGCAGGAGCGGTGCCAGAGGATTCGGCGGTTGCGGTCTGATTCGCCTCGCGCATCTGCCGACGCTGGCATACCTCCATGGCGTGCTGGCGTGGTCGGATGGGCGGACGCGGGGAGGCGTATACGCATGTCGATGACTTGGGGCAGCATGGATCGCAGACGGGAGATCGCTGGCATCGTGCTGGCGCGGTACGACGACGCAACGGAGTGGGCGGAGCTGCAACAGCCGCCGGTCGTGGATGGCAGCGCATGGCGCGGGCTGGCCATGGCGCTGCTGATCGAGGCGGGGATTCTCAGGCTGGCCATGCTGCTGTACGGATGGCTGCGATGATGGCCGCCTGGCGCGAGCGTGCTGCCCGGGCGCGGCGCCTGCGTGCGCTGGCGGATGCGCTGGCCGGCGCGCTGCTGCTGGCCGGGATCGCGGCGGTGATGGCGCTGGCGTGCGTGGAGGCGTGGCGGTAATCCACAGCCTGTGATTACCCTGTGGATATCACATCACCTTGCCGGGAATCCCAACCACGCGGTTCGATGTGGAGTCGCGTTCCTTGTCCGCCAACATTTGGAGCATACGTTCCTGCTGCACTCGCAATTCCTCCAGTCGCTGGCGGAGCTCTCCTGGCGACATGGGCGCGTAATCCTGTAACTCGCTAGGATCTATCGGCGGAGTGAGCGCGGTTCTGACTTGAGGTTTCACCATGGCCATGATCCTTTCGTACTCCTCGCTGCTGATTGGACGGTTCAACAGATTAGATGCCATGAGCGGCAGGTTGAGCGCAATACGGGTTATCACTGAGTCCGCCTGCTCCAAGCGAGTGAAGAATCCGATCCGCGTCGATTCTCCCATGGTCTCATGCAGCTTGTCGAGATGCTCCTCGCGCTCGCGCACCCGGACGCCGCGCAACGCTCCGATCGCTTCAAACTGTCTCCCGCGCCGGGTCATCCATTCGACGATCTGCTCCGGCATGGACTGGGTAATCTGCGCCGTGGCCCACCGTTCGAGGTATAACTGCCATGCTGCCCCTAACTTACCGTGAAATCGGGTCACCGCGATACCCATTTTGGTGAGTCGTTCCTCGTCCAATTCGGCCTCTGGAGCCCCAAAAACTAAACTGTTGAAAACAAAGGCTGCGGACTCTTTAGGGCTATTACTATAAACAATAGCCCTAAATGGTCCGCAAACTGACTCCCCAGCCCATGCTCCGGTCATGGCCGGCGATGCCCCACGATCCTTGCGCCCAAGGATCCGCCCGAGATCTCGGCCACTGAGCCGATGCGGGAGCTGGCCGGACAGCACCCACACCTTGCAATGCTCCCCGGTCTCGCCTCCGCCCAGCTTGCGTGCGGTCTTGAGGATCGTGCGGAAATCCATCCGCCTGGCCGCAGTCACGTTGATCGGGTCCATACACTTCGGACACTTCGTCTTGAGCGCACATCGGATGTGGGTAGTCTCAGGCGTCTTGGTGCGTGAGTAGAGCCGGGAGATGTAATGGTGGATGTGGTGCAGGCAGTCGCGGAACTGGGAATGCTTGCGGGCGTGGTCGGGGGATTGGGCTAGAAGCGCGAGGATGAGTTTTTGCTTGGCGAGTGGAGAAATGGCGTCTGACATTTAGCTCCGGGAAGCTACGGGGGATGGGTTCCCGGCCCAGTCCCCCTAAGATGTACCCGTCGGCACGGGGGCCAATGGCCCTTATGGGTAACCCTTCCACAACTACGCTAGAATGTCAATCCCGTCAACTGTTAATTTTTAGTCGGCTTGTGCTCCCCCAACCATATACGGCAACCAATCGGTGATGTGGATATGTGGATTGCGCGCTTGCGATACGCAGCGGCACAACGGATACGGTTGCGCTGGCTCAGGGTCAGCTTGCGCTCCTCGATGACGTGGCAGCGCTTTCCGGCGGCTTCGGCATCCAGCAGGTCCTGGACGATCCTTCCCCACTCGCCCAGCGGACGACCGCCCTTTGGCCGCGAGTCCTCGATGGCTATCATGGTTCCAGGAGTATGCACGAAGGCTACTATACCGCGACAAGCCAATAATTGTCAATTCCCCACAATTCTAAATTTTTAATGCTTGACAACTACCCACGTCCGCGGTAGAGTGATGGGCGAGGTGACCACAATGATGGACGACACACTGCTCAACCAGCTGGAAGTCGAATCCGCCCTCTACGGCGTCCGCGTGGCGCTGATACGCGCCTACCAGATGGGCCAGCTGCAGGCCTACACGGAGTGTCTGCAGGATGTAGGCGCGATCACGCGGGAGGAAGCCGGATCGAGCACGGTGGCGTTCCTCACGACGGCGCCCGAGCGCGTGGCCGAGCTGACGCGGGGGGAGAGGGACGATGCCTGACATCGTGTGGACTGATCGGTCGAGAACGGAGACATACCAACGGTGTCCGCGTTTGAGATTTCTGGAGTATCACCAGAACGGGACAGGAATTGCACCAGCACGCAAACCTTTAGCCTTGTGTGTCGGCGGCTCCGTCCACGTGGGCCTCGAACATCTCCTGCTGGGCGATACCGAGGACGTTGCGGTCGCCGCTGCCCTTGCTGACTTTGCCACCCACCGCCGCGCCCTGGCGCTCGACACCACCGAGCTCACCGCGATGACCACCGTCGATCCTCAGTCGCTGGAGTCGCAGATGCTGGCTACGGCGGCCGATCTGGGCCTCCCCGCGGACGATCCGTCCCTCGTGGCGCTGGCCAAGCAGCGGGACAGCGCGTCAGCCCAGTTCGATGACTGGCTGTGGCAGGAGCAAGCCAGCTTGGTGGAGGGACTCGTCCGCGCTTACTCTAGGCGCCGCCTCCGTCCCCTGCTGGAGGAGTACGAGGTGCTGGAGGTGGAGCGGGAGGGGGACTGGGAACTCTACGAAGGAGTACACGGTACTAATCTGACGGTAGTCCCTGCGATCCGCTTCATGTCCCGCCCCGACGCGCTCCTCCGCAACCGGAACGACAATTCCCTCTACCTCCTCTCATTCAAGACGGCAGCGTCGTGGGACATCCGCAAGGCCCGCGATGCCGAGCACGACATGCAGGGGCTGAGCGAGGGCGTGGAGGTGGAGCGGCGGCTGGCGGCATGGTGGCAGGAGATGCGCCAAGCCGGAGGGCTGCTGAATGTCCCGGCAGGCTACACCGCGGCCGAAGTGCTGCCTGTGGTCAACTTCCTCGGGGGAGTACCCGCCCCACCCCGGATCCTCGGCATCCGCTACGAATATCTGCTCAAGGGCAGTAGGTGGCAGGACAAGGAACTCTCCCAGCGGTTCGGGCTCAACGTGTGGTCCCAGCGCTCGCACCTGATCCGCCGCTTCGTGGCCCATTCGACGCCATCGCGAGGGAAGAACGCATCGGCATTCAACGTCGGCGATCAGGCGTGGTCGTGGGACTACCATCTGGAGGACGGATCGACGTCCAAACTGTCCGCGTCCAACTGGCACGGCGAGCCGGTGTGGGAGCACGGTGGCAGCGTCCGTGCGTGGATCGACGCGCTTGACGACGCCGAGGAGACCATGTCCGCCTACGACTCGACCACCGGCGCCGACCCGCGTCCCGTGGGATGGAAGTCGCGCGCGCAGGCGGTCGGCTACACGGCCCAGCATCCTCTGGACGCGGTATTCGTTCCGCCGATCACTGTGTTCCGGCAAGACGAAGAGTTACGAAACTGGGTGGAGCAGACCGAGTACCAGGAGCGGCGCGTGGCTGAGGCCGTGGCGCAGCTGGAATCCACAACCGATGAGGGCGAGCGGCGCAGCCTATTGAATCAGCACTTCAGCCAGACTCGGAAGGCCTGCGAGTACCCCTCCACCTGCGCCATGTCGAAGATCTGCTGGGGCTCGGAAGACCTGCAGCGCGATCCACTGGGATCTGGGCTGTATCGCCGGCGCGAGCCGAATCACGTGATGGAGAAGGAGGCCCGGAGCCATGAGTGAGACTGAGAGGACAGCCCTTATTTGCTAAACAGTTTTGCTGTTGGTCAATTCAGTGGGATGGGTCCCTACCCCCAAGCGTAGGAGAAGGTGGTGAGTGGTGGACATCAGAATCAAAGGAAAGACTGATCGACACGGCAAGAAAAACGGCTCTCGCGTAAAGACAAAACCGGGGCAAAGTTATCGAGTGTACTGTTCCGTTTGCTCGATACCGGACATGGCTCATCCCGATAGCGCTCCGCATGGCTCTCCTGCGGGAAAGGTGTTCGTTTGTCCATCTGGCCACATCACGATAGTACGCGGGTAGGGCCCCATCCCACCGGGACAAACTTCGGGGACGTGCTTTGTAGCAAAGAAAGGAATTTATGTCTACTGAGAGGACAGCGCCAACTCGGACGCCGCAAGCAGGTAAGAGGATTGTTACGCACGAAATGGCACGCGAGGCCGTTCGTAAGTACCACGGGGCCGTGTACAACGGGAAGCCTGCACCGAGTTTGCATGTTCCGCCGCATCCCGAAGATGTGGACGTGATTCTAGCCGATTATATCGAGCAACAATCGGAGGCGATGCGCCCAGCGACGGACTGCTCTCACGGCAAAATGCTGATCGAGCCTTGCCCGGAATGCGGAAGAGAGCCGCTGGACGTAGACGGCGATCAGATCGTAAATCGGAGAGCGACGGACGTAGGTACGGAGCCAACGGACGAACGAGCGGAGTTTGAGGAATGGTATGAAGCTGATGCCATGCCTCTGGAGGCCGATTGGTTCAAACGCGACGAGGATGGAGATTATGTATTAGACCACGTGCAGCACTACTGGCTAGGCTGGCAGGCGAAGGCGGCGCGTTCTTCGGTCGAGTCACCGTGGATAGCCGTAGCACGCGAAATTGACAAATGGTGCAGTGGCGAGAATCAAGTTGAAGATGGCGAGGATGCCGAGTTTGCGCTGAGGCGGATTCAGATACTTCTTCGTCCGTTCTTGGCTCCGCCGACCGCCGAGAGATCGAAGGGAGAATCCCAGTGAAAGGCTCGTGGACGCGCAAGAAGCCGAAGCTGTATTTCTATTCGTCTTCTGAAGCCAATGCGGAGATTTTTGGCGCCCCTTCGCCGTTACAGAGATGGGCGTGGTCGGTTTACTGGGAGCGTGGGCACGATAACGGAACGTGTGCCACGTTCGCAATAGCGAAGTATGAAGCAAATCAAGTGATCGCTGAGGCCGAGAGATCGAAGGAGACGCGATGAAACCAATATCACTTCCACACACAACGAGAGTTCTAGGCGCTCCGCCGTTCTGGGATGAAGAGACTGACGGGCCGATTGTCGGCTTGCCGATAAGCGACGGTGACGGATTCATAGCTTCGTACTGGCGTCTGACATGGAAGGAACGGTTGAGAGTTCTTTTCGGTCGGCCAGTGCGAGTCTGTGTTCACGGACATACAACTTACCCGATTTCACTAGACACGGAAGTTTGAGGGCGAGGGAGACGCAGAAATGAATGCACAGGAACTAATAAAACTTAGCAAGCCTGGTAAAGAGTGGATTGTTGAACTTCGCGGCACTGATCCTACGACTTACGGGCAGGCGGTTTGCGGACTGTTCTACAGCGTAGATGAGGCTTCGGCGCGAATATTTTACGAAGTGGTCTGCCGAGTCATCAATCACGCATTTGGGGTTTCGTCCCTACCGCAAGCAACGCCACAGCCAATACCGGGTGCTATCGGAACGATCCGGTACACGAGTTCGTCGCGCGATTCTGGAGGAACCAATTCCGTACCAGAGAAGGCCGCGCCCAAAGGAGCCTAGCCCACCATGACAAACCGCCTAAATGACCCGACGTACTTGTGGCACGATCCGTTCAATTATCCGTGGGGTGACGGGGAAACGGATATTCGGCTGCGCAAGGTAAGAATTGTCAAGACGCGCAAGCCTGCTACCTGTGTACCTCCTCCGATTTTAAATGGGCATCCGCACGAAATCCCGGCAGGCACGGAAGCGAGATACGAATCCGCTTTAGTCGAGGGCATCTGGTCAAAGTGTTACACCTGCCTCGATTGCATGGATATTTGGTTGTCACCACCATACGAAGGCAAAGGAGCCTAGCCCATGCCCAACAATTTCTATGGTTTCATAACGCCAGAACAAGCTAAGGAACAAGGTGACACGCGTACCCTGAAGGAATTACGGAGGGCCGCCAAATCTCGTGGAAAGTGCCAATGTGGTCAGCCTATATGGAGATACGGAGGATGTGGACTGTGTTTCACATGCACGACTGGCGAATCGGACGCTTCCGAAGATTACGAATTTGTGCCCATACGAGAAGGAGCCTAGCCCATGCCCGAACGGAGGAAACAATGCAAATAGCAAATATTAAGCACAACAAGACGAATTACGCTCTACTGCGTGGCGAACATAAAGGCAGCAACCTCCGGGCATTCTTCGGAGTGCCTGACAGCAAAGACCTGTACTACGAAAGCGACGAAGGTGATGACATTCTGATCGAAGCAGAAAAGCCTTATTTCGTAGAAGATCGCGACAGGTTTTACAGCATTTCTAGGAGAAGGAGCCTAGCCCATGCCCGAATTTCGTAGAAGATCGCGACAGGTTTTACAGCATTTCTAGGAATATCAATCAATCATGAAGCCACAATTCTTGCTCATCTTCTTGCTTCTCTCCACCTCCCCATTTCTGACTGGCTGTGGCGCTCATCCTGATGGGTATGCAGTTTACGGCGAGTGGCACGAAGATCAGAAGATGTCGAGTTATGGATACGGGTGCTACAAGAGTCGCAGCGTTCGGCGATACGGAGAGATCATCAATGACCAGACCGGATTGTTCGGCGAAAAAGGCATGGTGTGTGCCGTGGGAGATCGCGAAGGCTGCGAGACGTGCATGTCGATGTGGATGACCGTAAATTCACCTAACGAGTGCTTTGAGGATTTCACTGAGTCCACAGAATGCGGAGACGTCGATTGATTATGAGCCTTAGTAAGCCTCAATTCCTGAAGTGGATGGCAGCCGATTCCCGCTGTACTCAATGGAGGAAACAATGAACTGGGAAGAGAAGCACATCGCCATCTTGGATGAGATGCGCAAGTTGCTAGGCGTCTATCCCTACGGAACCGATGCCGACATGCAAGCGGCCTACGACAAAGCGAGCCCAGAGGTTCAGGCGAAATACGACGAACTGAATCGCCAGAATGATGAAGCGGTCAAGAAAGCCGAGAAACAGTTGTGAGCCGTTTCCGCAGACAGAACTTTAAGGGTCGAGGTTGGCATGATGGGTACTGGGGGTCAAAAGAACGAACGTCAGTACGACACATGAAACCCCAAAAAAGTGAGGGGATTATGAGTAGTTATGGCAAAGACCCAGACGGACCCTGCACCTGTCCGAATGATTGCAAGGTAGCTCGCCATCAAACATCAAAGAAAGTGCGTATCCCGTTTAACCCGCTTACAAAGGAACTTGATCCCCAGTCGCGGCTGACTGTTGCGGCGCGATTGCTGCGCCAGCTACATCCACCGCATGATATCGGCTGGCATAGTGTGTGCATTGTATGCGAGCAGATTCAAGATTTAGAAGAAACGACTAGTTGCGACTGTGGAGAGGGACAGGCATGTCAACGTGAGGATTGTCATGGATATCCGAAAAGTCTGCGCTAGATGCCAAGATGTGCGCCACTGGAAAAAGGCGGAGGACATCTACGGCGATGGGATCTTGCGACACTGGCTTCGGTTTGACGACGGATTTCAAGTTAATCGACCGTGTGCCACGGGTGCGACCAAATTGGAATCGAACTGTTCCCGTTGCGGTCTACAGATGGTTCGCGTAACGGTGGCAATGGTTTACAAATGTCGAAGATGTGATCCAAGCGTGTTCAACCATCACTGACACGCGGTTCACGACCGATTGTCGGTTGGTGCGGGCGGGTGCTGTGCTGGTTTCATATTTCGTATCGCAGTGAGGGCTGAGGGAGGAAGGGACAATGGCGACGAAACCTATATTGCGCTTGTACCAGATCGGCTGCACGTCAGGCCACGATAGCCTTATCCAAGTATGGATACCTGAAGCGCCGACAGATGAGTCATTGGATTATCTCGATGAGATGTGGCGGTTAAATATGTGTGTTCTGCGTAGATCAGCTATACCCAAGTTCACAGGATTCGACGACATCCAAATTGGTCGCGGGGAGACTGGAGGATTGCCATGAAGAACACGCCTAGTGATTACATTGTCGCGGCACATCAGCCCTACGTGGTACGTGTTGTAAAAAGCGAGGGAGAGGCCATGAACGAGGGGCGGAAATGACGCGCTGGCTAATATTGTTAGTTCTGGTTACACCACTTTTGGCTGGATATGCGGCTTGGTATATTCCGCTTCCAACTGGACGGCAGTACGTGTGGACTTATAAGCCGATCCCACCTCAGGACGATTGCATTTTCGCGCAAAGTGATTACTGGTTCATGGATGCCAGCACCACAAAGAAAGGCAACTCTGGATTGTTCGCTTGGGATTGCGCGGAGGAGCCAACCCGATGACCTCTTTCGCTTTGGCACTGGTACTGGCAGCGGTAGGGCAGCAAGCGAACGTCTGGTCATGTAACCCGAACGCCGATATTAACAGTACGACATTCTGCTCGTTTGACTACGCGCCGCATCTCGGTTCGCGCACTCCGGTCACGCTGGAGCCAAGCGGAGAGCCGCCGAAGGCTAAGGAGCAGAAGGCTTGGCACACTGCGGAGGAGATTCAATATAACGCCACATTCCATTACGCATTTGATGACGCAATCGCCTACATGCTTAAGCGGCTGCGCGAGGAACGCGTCTCCGTCGATGAAGTCCACAAGCAGTGCGATGGATTCATAACCGAGTCCCGCTCAGTGGCCTGCGCGTTTGCCATCCGGGACGCAGAAGCTAGAATTCCCAAAAAGGACGGAACGTAAAGCTCTGGTCTCAGTAGACGGCACCAGACATTGCATCAAATTCTGATATTTTATGCTTGACAATTTTTACCACTGATGTACACTCAGGTCCGTCATGAAGCGCAAGCCAAACAACAACACGCTCCACATCAAGCCTGACGACGCCCTCTACAAGATGCTGATCCTCAGAGCCCAGAAGGAGCAGCGCACGCTTCACAATCTGGTTCTCGTGTTACTCAGAAAGGCGGTGGTGCAATGAGAAGTCCTTATGTGAAAGTGATCATCGGTGTCGATCCCAAGACCAACCTGTCCGGCGCCAAGGTAGTGGGGCAAGGCGCGGACTATCTGCTGCTGGAGCGTCCCGCGCCCAAAGAGCGCAAGCCCTCAGCGACCCCGCGGAAGAAGCGGGCCACGGTGTCCCCGCGCGTGACTCCATCGCCATCGATAGTGGAGACGGTCAATGGCTAGGAGCGGCTGCGTCTACGGCTCTACCGGATCGCGGAAGACGACCCAGGGCAAGTGGTTCGCGCACTACATCGCACGCACCACCGGCAAGGCCACCGCGCTCCTCTCCATGGATGGCGGCGGCTGGGGGCCGTGCCAGCCCGAGATCGACGCAGGGATGATCGTGCCGTTCTTCTGCGACTCCACGATCGTGCCGCTGGCTATCCTGCGCAAGGTGTCGCAAGGCTACTGGCCGAAGGACCTGGCCGACCCCTACAGCGCGCAAGGACTCACCCGGCTCAACTACGATCTCATCGGCGGAATGATTGTCGAAGGCTGGACGTCGATCACCTCGGCCGCGATGCGCTATCTCCCCGACACCAATAAGAACGTGGGCGGCGAGGATCGGGCGAAGCTGGGCGGATTCTACAACCAAGTGGTCATTGATGGCGTGTCGCAGCAGGAATCGTTCATGTCCTCCACGCGCGGCGACTACGGCTTCGTGCAGAACTTCCTCTACGGCCTGGTGATGAACTTCAACTCCCTCCCTCTGCGCTACGTCCTCTACACCGCGCTGGAGTCGAAGACCGAAGACGACGACCGTTCGACGATCTACGGTCCTGCGATCTCCGGCAAGAAGGCGACATCGCAATGCGGCTCATGGGTGGGCGACCTGATTCACGCGCAGGATTACTCGATCGAGCGCATCGAGAAGGTGCCAGACCCGACGGACAAGTCCAAGCTGGTCGACCAGAAACTGCTGGACACGGTGGTCCGGTTCTATTACAAGAAGCATCCGGACCCTGCGACCGGGATCCTGTTCCCCGCCAAGCCGCGTGTGACGCCGGAGAAGGTGAAGGAGTTGGAGCGGCGGTTCCCGGGCGGATACTTCGAGTCCGACGATTCCGGTGGGCTCGACCGCTATCTGGCCACGGTGGACGAACTGGCCGCCGGCCAGGCGGACACACTACAAGGTTGGCGTCAGCGCGCCGACGAGAAGCTAGGGCGCGGCAAGGCTACAACGACAGTATCAACTAAATAGGAGACAACAATGACAGCAGCATTTGGTGAAGTGATGAACACAGACGCACCTGCTGACGCTCAGCCCTCATCCGGTAGCGAGCCGCAGCAGTTGATCGACCCTAACGACCCCCGGCTGACCTCCGAAGTCCTGACCATCGACCCGGAGGCGGATGCGTATGCGGTCCTGCCCCCGCTGCCCGACGGGAAATGGCGCATGAAGGCCAAGCAGTTCGACATCAAGGACGACCGCGGGCAGCAGCAACGGTATGCGGTCTTCTCCCGCGCCAAGATGGACAACGGGCGGCCGTTCTTCGCGACCAACATCCAGTATTCGGTGATCGACCATTCTGGCGACTTCGACGGGACGCAACTCACCGACTACTGGGTCAAGACGCTGGTCGACCAGCGCAAGGGCACGTCGCAGGCGGCCACCATGATCCTGAAGCTGGGCGGCAAGATTCCCCCCTCCCCCACCCAGAAGGCGGTCATGGAGACGCTGCTACAGGTGCTGGCGTCGGAACCGGAACTGATCTACGAGACCGCGTGGTCGGCCGAGTGCCAGCACTGCCAGGAGGTGGCGAAGAAGCGCGGGGAGCGACAGCCGCGGCCGATCCTGCAGGGTATGCATCGGTTCGCCGCGACCAAGACGCCCGGCGTGCACGATCCCATGGTGCAGTGCCAAGTCTGCAAGCAACAGGTGCGGGCGCAAGCGCGGCTGGTGGCTCCGTTCTCGCTCAAGGAGTCGCAGGCCACGCAGGGCACTGGCGCGGCCAAGTGACCATCGCCATCGGCCCTCCCCCAGCGCGTGACAGCCTGACCGGGAGGGCCGTCGCAGGGGGCCGCCCAAGGCTGGGAGTGGCCCTCTGCGTTTTCTGTCCCAGCACCACAATCCGAGCAGGAGGAGTCCGATATGGCAACGCCGCTTCGTTGGATTCAGCGCTACTACAGCAAGGGATTGACCGCTCCGCCGTGCGAGCGGATCGAGGTCTGCCGCCGCCGCGCGGTCGGGCTCTGGCAGGACGCAGACGGGCACGGGCATGACCTGTGCGAACTCCATGCCGAGATGATGGACGCGCCGCCCATGGAGGAGGGGATCTGCTACGCCCCTACACACTCGTAGATGCCCCGCAGGGCAGTGGGCGCCCTCGTCATCCCGGCGGCCTGTATCCACGGTCATACGCTGACCCCGGACAACGTGATATTCACCAGTAGGAGGAAATGGCAATGCAGGATATGCAAAAACCTCAGCAAGGCGAACTGGCAGCGCAGGAGCCGTCAGGGGCTGATCTCCTACCACTCATGGATCCACTGGCAGACCCGGTGGAAGTGGAGCCGGGAGCAGGGGAAGCCACGGTGCCCTGCGAGTTCACCTGCGGCGTCGCCGGCTCGGGCAAGACCTTCCACTGGCGGGAACGGATAGCCGCAGACCCCTCCGCAGGCGTGCTGGCCGCGACGACTGGCATCGCCGCCGTGAACCTCGGCACCACCACGCTCAACTCCCTCCTGCGCTATTTCGACACTGACTCCCTGCGCGATTCGTACCTCAATGGCTCCCTCGTCCGCCGCCTGCGCGAGCTGCGCGACGACTACCGCCGGATCGTGATCGACGAAGTGTCGATGATGGACGGGGAACAACTGTCCATCCTCGTCCGCGCGGCGCTGGAGGCCAATTCGTTCGTATCCGATCAGCCACCGATCGGCCTGACGCTGGTCGGCGACTTCGCGCAGCTCCCTCCTGTCCGCGCGCGCTGGGCGTTCGAGTCCGACGAGTGGCACCGCTTCGACGCCCACACGACGCGACTCACCAAGGTATGGCGCCAGGACGCCGGGCCGTTCCTGAACGCGCTCAACCTCACCCGGAGTGGGAATGGTGATGCCGCGTCGCAGGTGCTGGCGCAGGAGGGGCTGGAGTGGCATTCGGCGCTATCGCTCGACTTCGATGGCACCACGATCGTCAGCAAGAACGACCAAGTAGACAGGTATAACGGGATGGCCCTCGACCGCCTCCCCGGACGCACGTTCACGCTGGGCAATCGCCGCTGGGGCAAGCAGCGCGGCGAGTGGAAGCAGGTGCCCGACCGGGTGACACTCAAGCAGGGCGCCTACGTCATGCTCCTCGCCAACCGCTACGACGAGGACCGCAACCTCGTGTACGCGAACGGGGACTGCGGCCACGTGGCGGAGGGCTCCGACGCCTCCCACCTGTGGGTCGAGTTAGTCCGCAACGGGTCGCTGGTCGACGTCCCGCGCGTGGTCCGCGACGTGGGCACCAAGTCGAAGCCAGAGGGATGGGCGAAGGGGCTGGGCGCGACCGGGCACGGGGAGTGGTGCCCGCGGCCGCACTGGATGCCGGACAAGCGGCGGTTCGCGGAGGGGCAAGTCGAGCTATGGCCCGTGCGGCTGGCATACGCGAGTACTTGTCATAAAAGTCAGGGGCTCAGTCTGGATCGCTGCCAGATCGATATCCGTGACCACTTCTTCGGCTCCCCGGCGATGCTCTACGTGGCCATGTCTCGATGCCGCACGCTGGAGGGATTGCGCGTGGTGGGCCAGCGGGAGCGGTATGTGAAGCAGTGCGCGGTGGATGAGAGGGTGAGGCCGTGGTTATGAATGTAAAGGGCATCTTCTCTAAGGAATCCGTTCACTGGGCTACGCCCGAAGACATTCGAGCCAAACTCTATGAAGAGTTCAAGTTAGATACTGATCCCAATCCCCTGTATTCTATGGATGGGCTGGACGTTGAAAAATGGCGTGGACATCGCGTGTTTTGCAATCCGCCTTATAACAAGATTACAGAGTTCTTGGAGATGCGTAAGGTGGCTGAGGTGTCCGTGTTCCTCTTGCCATCACGTACAGGTACTAAGTGGTTTCACGAGCAAGTGCTGCCCTTCGCTACGGAGATACGGTTTCTGCGTGGTAGGCTGAAGTTTTCGGGAACCAAGAACAGTGCTCCGTTTGACTCTCTTGTGGTGATCTATGCGTAGCAAGCCTCCATCCTGCACCGACTGTCCTTGTTACTCCCACGGCACCGACTTCTCCCGCGTCGAAGGCTCCGGATCGCTCGGCGTTATGGTCGTCGCGGAAGCATCTGGTGAAATGGAAGCACGCGACCAGCTCCCCCTGCGCCCCTACGCGCCCGCTGGCTCCCTCCTCGAACGTACCTTCAAGCGGATGGGCCTCTCGCGGCAGCAGTTCTCTCTCACCAACATGCTCCGCTGCCGCCCGCGCAACAACTGGCTCACCGGTGCACCGTGGGAGTGGTCCGCGCTGACCCACTGCCGCCCGAACCTCGACGCGGCTATCGCCGAGCGCCGCCCCCGGGCGATCCTCGCGCTGGGCGACACGGCGCTCAGGGAGCTCACAGGGATGACCGGGGAGGCGAGGGGCGTGTCACACTTGGGCGGGTATACGTTGCCCGGGCCGGACGGGATACCGACGGTCGGCTGCTACCATCCCGCCTTCATCCGCCGCGGCAAGGCCTCCTACCAAGGCCTCCTGTCCCGCACCGTGATGAAAGCGGTCAACGTGGCCGCGGGCCGGGACAGGGAGTGGCTGTGGAATATTGATCCGGAAAGGAAGGAGACGTATGCGACGCTACGGTATCAAACGCACCCAAGTATCGATGAGGCGGAAGCGTTTGCTCGGCGAGTTGAAGACAATGAATCGCTTGTCGTCTCTTATGATATCGAGACTTACGAGTCAGCCTCACTCGACGAAGATGCCCGAGATGGATTTACTGATACCCGCCTACGACTTGTGCAATTCAGCGCGGGCGCTGGAGAAGGAATTGCGCTCCCTTGGGAAGGAGCGTATCGAAGCGTTGTTCAGAGAGTTCTTCGATCGTCCAACGCCAAGTTCGGGCATAACGTGTGGCTCTTCGACAACAAAGTCCTCGAAGCCTGCGGAGCCCGCGAAGGACTAGACCTCCGCCCCCGCGGCGTGATCCACGATACCCTGCAGATGTTCCACCACTGGCAGCCGGATCTCCCCGCGCACCTGCAGTTCTGTGCCCAGTTCGTGCAGTTCCCGTTCCCGTGGAAGCATCTAGCGGCGACGAACCTGGAGTTCTACGGCTGCGTGGACGTGGATGCGACGCTGCGGCTGTATACGTTCCTCGATCAACAGTTGCGGCGGGACCAGATCTACGATTCTCCGTACGACGCTGATGGGGACTGCGTGAGCGGTTACGTGGGTCAGGTGCAGCAGGTGCGTCCGATCCTCGCCGCCATGGAGCGCCGCGGGCTGCCTGTGGATGACGCCACCCGGCTGCAGCTAGACGGGGAATTCGACTTGGCGCAGCAGGAGCTCGACGCGGAACTCCAGTCGAGGGTGCCGGAGGAAGTGCTGGGACTGGAGCCGCGACGCGGTAAGAAAGGAAACTATGACTACGGGTATATCCGGACGCCGAACGACACTACAGGCCTTGTTGAACGTACCTTCACAGTCACAGAAGTTGAAAAGGATACTGGTGAACCTTGTAGACGAAGCGTCACGCGCTGGTGTCGAGTCGTGCCTTTTAACGCTAACTCGGGATTACAGCTTCTCGCTTACATGGATGCCAAAGGTCACAAGCGCCCCAAGTCCCGCAAGCAAGACGACGAAGGCAACGACAAAGACACGACAGCGAAGAAGGAACTCGTCCGCCTAGCCAATCGCACCGGTGACAACTTCTACCTGAAGGTGATCGAGTATCGCGAACTGTCCAAAATGAGGGGCACGTACATAGAAGGATTCAAGCCACACGCGGACGGCTTCGCACATACGACGTTCACCTTTGATACAGGAATAGGCCAGCTCTCGTCCCGCAATCCGAACATCCAGAACTTCCCCAAGCACGGTCGGCTGGCGAAGGCGGTACGCAAGATGATCGCGGCGAAGGAGGGGTATGTTCTATCAGAGTGGGATTACAAGTCCTGTCACGTGCTTACTCTTGGATTCTTGGCCGAAGATGCAAATTATATACGCTGCGCCCGGATCGACATGCACTCTATCGTTACCGGACACAAGCTGGGACTGTGGCATGCTATCGACTTACTACGTGACTATAGTGACGGGGAGATCCGCGCCAAGTGTCGATGGCTGAAGTCCAATCCCGAGTGGAAGCACATCCGCGACGCCCGCATGAAGCACGCGATCCTCGGCATCGGCAACGGGCTCAAGGCGCGCGGACTCTACGAGAAGCACATGGAGGATTTCAGTGGCCAGAAGGAGGCGCAGGAATTCCTCGACGTCGTCGAATCCTTGTTCCCGCGCGTCTTCGAGTGGCACAAGAAGGTCCAGCAGCTCGCGCACGAGCAGCAATTCCAGAGGACACAATATGGGCACATTCGCCGCTTCTATGAGGTCTTTCGGTGGGATTATAAGAAGGCTGCTTACTCTCACGGGGATCAGGCGGAAGAGGCCATCTCTTACCACCTGTCTAATATTGCGTTTGGCTACATCCGAGAGCACATCAAGCTACTGGAGAAAGCTGGCCTCAACGAGAAGTACGGACTGTCGAACAACGTACACGATTCTCTCGTCTTCCACTTCCCAGCAGCCATGGTTGACGAGCACGTGCGTGAAGTATATCCCATCCTCATCCGGCCCTCGGAAGTGCTCCGGCATCCGACGATAGCGCCGGACGGGCTGTGGATCGACGCCGAGTGCAATGTGGGGCCGAACTGGGCCGACATGCACGAGGTGGACGTGAAGCCGAGGAAGGCCGCATGCGCGACTGGCTGATGACCTATCGTGGGGAGGTGATGGTGGCAGGAGTCAACGCACGGATGCGCCGGCTCCTGCACGCCCCGATCGCTACGGCAACGGTGCTATCGGCTGCACCTTCGTCGGATCCACGCCCTGCTGCGCCACCTGATCCGCTGCCAGCCCGGCTTGCGCTGCCCGGTCCAGAGCGTCGATCAACTGCAGCGTGGCTGCCGGAATCCCCGGCTGCGCCTTCAACGCCGCAATCACTCCACTCAGCGCCACCAGCGCTGACGAGGCGGAGGGGGCGGTCAGCACACCCGAGGCCGAGACCGCACCAAGGGACGTACTGATATCGATGATGATCTCTTTGACAGCCGCAGACAGCGATGGGATCGCGCTGACGGCCACCGGGAGCAACGCTGTGATGAGTGTGACCCAGTTCACTTGGCACCTCCGATCGCGGTGACGTCTCCATTCAGCTTGGTCATGGCGGCCTGTACCGCCGCCTGCTGCGTGGCGCCCGCGGTCGCGTGGTACGCCTGCCACAGCGCGTTCGCGGCGTTGTAGTCCGTGATGGCCTGGTTCAGCGCCGTCTTGATCGTCGGCGTCTCCGTGAGCCTGCCCACAGCGATATCCGCCTTGAGTGAGTTGATGGCCGCCTCGGCATCCATCAGCCCGCGGTAGGTGTCAGAGTCGAACTGGTTGACGGATCCGGAGATCGGCACCGGAGCCTTGATTGCACTGGAATGGCATCCCGCCCCCAGCGCCATGCCACACCCGAGCACTGCTATCGCTACTCGACGACGCATACGCCCTCCTCTTTCAGTTCCAATTTATGTTCATATCGTTGTACTCGGTCATCACCTTGCCGCCCGCCTTGGCCAAGTCCATCTGAATCTGCATGTACATGGCGCTGGTCCACGGCGGGCTCATGATCGGAGCAGGCACGTTCTGGAACATCGCCGGCAGTGGATACGTCTTCCCCATGATGGTGACCGACGGCGTGCTGTTGAATCCGTTCAGCATGTCCGTCACGTAGTTCACCTGGATCGGGTACGTCTCCTTGGGCTCGAGCGGCGGTATCCTGATGCCTGTGTCCGCCCACACGTTCGTGGGGCTCGCATACGCCTGGATCGCGCCTTTGGGATTGACGAAATTCATCTGCATGCAGTTGTTGACGTTGCAGCACCGACCGTGCTGGTCGATGAACACCGGACGCACCTCGAACTCCAGCGCCTGCAGCAGGCCGATGTTCTTGTCCGTGATCAGGTTGAAGGAAAACGAGAACGCCACCTTGGACAGGTTGCCGAGGTTCGACAGCGGCATGAACGGCCGATGCAGCGCCGCCAGCATGTTGCTGTAACCACTCGGCCCGTCGATATACACTTGCAGGTTCGGGTTGCCGGCGGACGCGGGAGTGACCGTTGCCACGTTCGGCTGGACCGGCCCGATGCCGGGGTTCCACGGCGCCACGAACCACGCGGAGTTGAACTCGTTATTCGGATCGATGATCATCGTTGTCTCGTCTCTGAGCGGAGATGAGGGTTGTGGGTTATGGCCGTCCGTAGCCTCCGAGGTATATGATATCGCCCACCGTGACCCACGTGTTCGGCCACTGATGGTAAACGTCGTAGTAGTCTTGCCATGCCGCGCCCAGCACGGCAGCGCGCTGGCCGGGTGGAACGTTGGTCAGGTCAACCTGTTGCGGGAATTTGTTGGGGGGACCACCGTTGCTCATTGTGCTCTCCTGTATTCGAAGTTAGTCGCTTCATCTCTGAACCAGAATCCCAGATCCGCGCGCCGGATGCTCTTGCACGTCCCTCGTTCCTCCCACCGGGCGTGCTCCGCAGTGTACCCTACCGCGCCCTTCAGCAGGTTGAGCACGTCCACGCCCGCCTCCACGTCCGTCGTGCACGGCCGGAACTCGCCTCCGCCTGGCTCCTCGTCGCTACGGTACGCGAAATCTCCATCCCCGAGCCGCGCCAGAATCGTCACGTTGTGCTCCTCGACCACCGGGAAGGCCTTGCCCCAGCTCCCGCCGACGATGATCACCAGACACAGGAGCGCGATGAGGTTCGCAATCGCCACCTGATGCGCCCTACCCTTCTCCTTCAGCCGATCTCTCCATTTCGACAACCGTTGCACAAACTTCATCCACGATTCGGCGTGTTTCGGCCTGCTCCCGCCGAAGATCGTCGACACGAACAGATAGGCTGCGTAGATAGAGAAGCACCAGCCCAAGTAACCAACCCACTCCCACGTTTTCGGGCTGAGGCCCCACGTCATCACTTTACCCTTTCCTCTCCAGACGAATGACGGCTGCCACTTCTTGTTACACTTTCAGGAATTACGGCTTAGGTGCCTCGGGAGGAGTCGGAGGTTGTGCTATACTCTGACCCCCCGTCGCGTCCGGCTTGCCGAAGAACGATGGATCCTTGCGCGACGGGTCCGACGGCAGCCGCAGCCATGGGATCACCCGTCCCAGCGATCCCATCATCCCGTGGCCCAGCGTGAACAGGAACTTGTACCCCTTGCCGCTTCCCTGGTCCGGCGACGGCATGGCGCTGACCACATTCGACAGCACCCAGCTCCCCACCAGCGCCACGATCGCCCAGTGTGGGTGCGCCATGATGAACTGCCCTAGCATTCCAATCAGTTGATCCATTACCGCCTCCTATAAGTCCCTACTGCAGATACGGCACCGCTGCCGGTGTCACCGGGTTCGCTGTGAATGTTGCAGTCACGCTGACCGGCCCTGGCCCGCTGACGGTGCACGTTGTCGCCGAGCCGGAGCACGTCCCGCCGCCCCACGAGGTGAACGTGTATCCCGTGCCCGGCGACTCGGTGAGCACGTCGGAGCCGGACGCGGCGGACGTCGTGCAGGTGCCGGGGCAGTTGATGAGCCCTTGGGAGTCGGTGATCGTGCCGTGGCCGACGATCGAGGACACGGTGATCATGTAGGTACTTGCTCCGGTCGGGTAACAGGTATCGGCATTGAACGTCAGATTCTCGAATCCCCCGTTCGGCGCCCCGCCCATCGTGTTGAAATAGCAGTCCATCGCGGGGTTACTGTAGACCGTGCCTGCTCCTACCGAAGCGCTCGTGCCTCCAGAACAATAACTGGAGTTCGGAACCACGTTCCCGGAGTAGGTGCCGCTCGTGCAGCGCACGACATTGCCACCCGTGATGTCCGGCCCGATGATGGGCCATGTTTTCGACGCAGGCCACCATGACGGTTGCGATGCGTGAAACAGAGAGTTGGGCAGTGTATGGCCTAAGCCAGAATACGGGTCAACGTTTGAGAATCCGTCCGAAAGACTGGTTGCCACTTCCGACGTGCTGCTACAAGGTGCCGATGCGAAGCTAGGATCCGCGGGACTGCAATACCTGACAGCGTTCGTCACCGTGTCAAAGTTAGCCCACTTGACCATGCTACTGCTGGTGTAGGAATCATTGGAGCCCGCATATCCATCCGGATATCCGAGCGAGTAAATATCGGCAACGAAGTTTCCTGCATTGTTGTTCGCGCAACTCCCGGACACGTTCGGAGGAGCGCAGACGTAAGTCGTGTGGTAGCTCGGTGTCCCTAGAACGTCGCCGATGATGTTCCAGAAACGGTTGGGGGGATACAGAAGGACCGCCGTTGTCTGCTCCGTCTTTCCTCCTGCTGGAGCACCGCCGTTCGGGTCGCGCCCTGAATAGAAGCTACGAAACGAGGTGTATAGGTCGGAGGCTCCAAACACCTCATCACCGATCACACCTGTCCCGATATTCCCTTCAAAGAGGCCGAGCATGTCCGTCCCACCGTGACGATAGTTCGAGTTCTGTTGCCAGCCTGTATCCGTACCGCAACCGTGACAATGCGTGTAATACATATCCAAAGCAAAGTTGTAGGCGCTGACCGACCCTATGCATCCCTCCGCCATGAAGTTGAACGGTTTGTGAACGTCAATGTTGTTCTCATAAAGTTCATCGCCGCTCGTCCAGCAGGACATGGAATAGTAGTTCGAGACTGGTGGAGAGTTCTGCGAATAGTTGTCCCGGTACGTTACGTTGGTGGATTGCAGAGGCCAGAAATTGTAGAAGCCGTTCGCCCCGGTCTCCGTGTCTCCGTGCGTGTCGATGAACTTGATCCCGCGAATCCACACGTTGTAGCAGCCGAAACACTGCACCACGGAGAAGTTACTGAGAGCACTGGACAGATCCAGAGTCATGTTCTCCAGCCCGACGCCGGAGATCGCCTTGCCAGAGTTACCCCATATCTGAGGATTGCACGGGCTGGAGCTTCCCACGCCACTTCCGTTCGCGCAAGTGCTCGCATTGGTAAACCAGTTCGGCGTCCTGATTCCGGGCTTGATGCCAATCGTCCACGGCCCCGAGCCAGAGACCGAAGTGATGATTTGCGGCTCCGTCAGAGAGCGATTCGGCCTTCCGCTTACGTTTCCTTGTCCGCAGTTTCCCTGATTGCAAATTAGAAGTCCGGTAGTGGGGTAAGGCGTGTTCGCTACATCCATCTGATCGAGGAACACAATGCTTCCAACCGACCAATTGCCGATCGCCCCTTTCGAGAAACTGTTGATCGTGATCGAGGTTGTGCCTTGAGAGTATCCGGCAGTCCAACTGGCGATGTTGTCCGTCGATCCGTCATATCCTAGCCCTGTGCCTTGAGGAGCGATGCAGATGTCTACTCCACCCGACTCCGGACAACTGGTTGTCGAGTTGGATAGGGTAAGCGTTGTCTGATCGGCTCCAGCTCCGCGCAGGGTAACGTTTGAGCAACCCTGTGAAACGGTGCCGCAATTGTTGTGGGAGAAGTCGATGCCAGCCGTGCCAATAGAGTAACTTCCCGCCGACAACACTACGACTCCTCCGGCATCCGCTAAATGTGCCGCCGCGCAATTCTTGATCGCCGTGTTGATCTGGGCTGCAGTGGAGCCTGCTGCCAGCGTGGTACAAGTGGTTCGGGTGGCATATTCTACCGTCGGATCGGCTCCGGCCGTGGACCAAGTGTTCCCCGCGCGCGCGTTGGATAGCAGCCCATTCCAGAGTTGCGCCTGCGCCACGCAGGACAGCGCGAGGATGAGTGTCAGGTATTTCACTGTCCCACCTCTTTCTGTGGCATGGCTACCTGCGACAACTCGCAGCCGTTACAGTGGCCGCTCGCTCCACCGCCGGCCGCTTTGAACGCCGCCAGTGACATGGAATAGCTTGACCCCGGAGCGTTCCCCGGCCCGGTACCTGAAGCGCAGCCTGTGTTCGGCGTGTCCGCTAGGCAGTTGGCCCAGTTGAAGGTCCACGTCCACGCGCTTGTGCTCGAATACGCTACGTGTCCGTAGCCGGACGATGAATCCAGCGTTCCGCAGCAGGCGTCATCTTCACCGCCGAACCACGCCATGTCGGGAACGTTATTCGTGCTGGAGGCTCCGCATTCCGGCCCTTGCCCATTGTTCTCTACCACGAACGCGATCCCGCTGCTCGTGGATGGAGTAAAGTTCATCACCGAGTTCGAGTTGGCGCTGTTCGTGCAGGTGACCGAGGACACCGCGTAGTGCGCCTGATTCTGGCTGCCCGAGTTCACCAGCCCACCAGACGCCGAGGCGCCGGAAGTGCTGGTCGTCACCGACGTGTCCAGCGGAGTAGCGTTCGCCCCAACGACATCGTAGATATGGATCGGGTCTACCACGGCGACGCTGTTCATCGTGATTGTGGCCTGACGGTAGTTCAGGTTGTTGCAGAGGGCGTTGCCGACGTACAGGATCTGCGGCTGCGTGGTGCTGGAGCCGATCCACGTATAAGTGTTGTTCGAGGCGTCGGTGATGCCCGTGATCTTCGCTTGGGAGGGCTGCGTGGAACCCAGCGCGACCAGCAGGTTGCCGACGCAGGGAGAGTCGATCCGGTAGGTCGTCGCGTTGGGGATTTCTACGATGTCTCGGGCGATATACATCCCAGACGGAGCTGTACCAGCGGAGGCGGACTTGAACGCGATCGCCCCGATGCCCCACGTGTCTTTCGTCGCCTGATCGATATACATCGCAGGGTTGATCGCACCGTGCGTCGGCTGGTTCAGGTAATACGCGAAAGGGCCGAACCGCCGCGTATCGCCGAGCATTGTCAGCCGCTGCGTTCCTGTACCGCCGCTTCCTCCGGCAGGAGAATAGGCTGATGCAACGTGGGCGGCGCTAAGAGTAGCGTCGTTCACCCCCGCCACAAATATAAGATCGTTGTCGGCAGTCGTCGTGATACTTCCCGGTTGCACCAATGGCCCGGTGATACCAGATGCACTCGTAGAAGTGCCGTCTACAGGTGTGGATGTGGCTACGTCATAGAATTCGGCACACCACACTTGGATGTCGAACGTGGTGGCCGTCAACTCCAAGTCCAGCTTCTGTTTCCCTGCTGCAATACCAGCGATGTAATACAACCCGAGGATGCGCGTCCCGTCGTTCGAGGTCGGTCCAGCCGTGAATGACGTTCCGTCGATGGTGAAACTGGAGAACGCTACCGAGTGTGACCCGTCGGAATTGTCGAATCCAGTGCCACAGACGAGCAGGTTATTGGATAGCGTGGCTTGTGGCAGGCTCCCTATGAACTGTGCCGCTTCTGGTGTCCCGCCGTCGTTTGATCCCCACTGGGCATACTGCACCAGCGCGGGACACGGAGCAGAACAGGCCACAGGCGTCGACACGGTGCGCAGCTCGACTCCCACCGCCGCCCACACGCCGCTGGTAATTGTGTCGGAACAGGTCACACTCCCCGGCGAGGCTACTGTGTTATCACAGGCGCCGATCGCGACGTGGCTGGAGGTCGTGCCGGTGCGGTTTGCGTCCCGCAGGTTGCCCGTGTTCGCTGTGGGGATGCCTGCGTTACCCAGGTTGGAAGTGACCGCCACGATCCAGTTGTTGCTGTCGGTCGTGGTGATGGACACGGATGGCGTCGTGGAGCTTCCCGTCGCCGAGACCCAGCCGCCAATCGCTCCCACACTGGCGTACTCTTCCACGGAAAGGGCGTAGATGCTGGTCCCACTCAACGTCGGCGTGACCGTGGTGAGCGAGGCGCAACTGAAGCAGATCAGGATCACCGCGCCATCGCTGGAACCATTCGGCGTGACAGGCGTGATCTGCATGAAGAAAGCCGATGCAGCCGAACCCACCATGTTCGTGATGGTGCGCGTCGGCGTCTTGAGCGACATGCCCACGACGACGGTGTTGCCCGCAGTCGTCGCTGCCCCAAGCGTGCAAGCCACTCCGGCGGACGCGGTCGTCTGCAGGCATACCGTGTGTGAGGCCGAGACGTAGGACACCGCCCACGAGTACGGACACAGTAGCGCGAAGCCAAGGACGAAGAGGAGCTGCCGCATCAGTTCACCACCCAGTAGTTGAAGCACAGCGGATTAGTAGAGAATGTGCCTAGCGTGATCGTGAAGCTGGTGCCAGCGCTGCGGGCCGATACACGAGGCGCGGTGAGCGCCGTGTCTGCGGTGGTGTTGCAGGTCACCGAGAGCAACGTCCCGAGGCTGGAATCCGGCTGCACGAATATCGCGCTGCTCGCGGTGACTGCCGAAGTGTTGATCGTGCAGGTTCCGGCGGAGGCGTTGGTGGCGCAGGAGAACGAGCCTGCTGGCGCTGCCGAGCAGGAGGCTACAGAAGGATTCGCAGCGCTGCCTGCGGCTGCGCACTTGGTGGCGGTAGCATAGGTCGCGCCTGTGACATTCGTGCAATCGACATAGTTAGTGCCATTGCCACAGGGGAAGTGCCCGCTGGCTGCGGCGTTGGCGATCCGGAACCCGGTCGCCGCGTTGACCACGCCGCCAGCAGTGACGTTGGCTTCGAGCGTTCCTGCTGTGTACACGTTCGATGTGACCGAGCCGCCGCTGTAGGCGCGGAAGATGTCACCCGTCCCGCTGACGTCGTAGACCAGCAGCCCGATACCGCCGGTGGAGGTTCCGGTAGCGCCGACCAGCAGGCCGATGTTCGTGTTGTTGTTGGAGGAGTTGGCATCGCTGAAGGACCACGGCGCGGTGAGCGCGGCGGTCTCGACGCCGTTGCGAGCGATCCAGTCTCCTGCAGCGTTCTCAGCGATCGTGTTCGACGCGGCAGAGGCGGTGATCGAACTCTCGGGTCCGCCGGACGCGGTCGGCAGCAACCCGTTCTGTACCGCGCCCCACTGCGTGCCGTTGTAACACAGCGGGATCGGCGTGCTGGCCGGAATCGAGTGCGGAGATGTAGTCAGCGTGGTGGTGTAGCCGGATGTCCCCGCGACCGCGACCGACTTGGCTCCCAGACTGTTGATGTTGACCGTCAGCCCGGTGCTGCTGTTCGTGGTCGTAGTGGTGTAGATGATGCAGTTGCCGGATTGAGGCGTGAACACCGGGATCGTATTCGCGGACTGTGCTGTGCCGGAGCCGGACGTGTCGGCGGCCAGCAGCGGCATGGCCACGCTGATCCGAACCTCCCACAGGTTCGTAGCGCCATTGTTAATCGTGAAGTACTGTCCGGCGGCGACCTGAAAGCTGGCCGCGCCCGTGGTAGCCAGAAACCCGTTCACGTAGGTCGTGAACGTGTCGCTGGAGTTGGTGCGGCCGAACGTGTATGGCCCGCCGCTATCGATGAATACTGTGTAAATCGTGCTGGCGCAGCCGCTGGCTGTGGAATCGGGTATGAGCGGGGAAGTGTTGGCACCAGACGCGAAATGCACCGCGTGCGCGTTGTCCCCCTGCGTCGTAGATGGACAGGCCAGCGTGTATGCGCTGCCGGAGTTCACCGTCGTGGAATCGTTGAAGCCGGGATTCTGCGCGGTGTAGGTCGTGCCCGGCCCGGTGGCGACAGAGGTCTGTCCGCTGGCCGTGGCCGTCGGGAGAGCAGGTGAACCGCAGCCACCGCCGTCAGCCTTGATGTACATGCCTGCGCAACCGGAAAGCGCGATGGTCCCAGTGCCGTTGAGGATGATCTGCGCGACCCCATTGTTGTAGTACGTCTTCGTCGCCGCGCTGCCGGAGCCGGAGTTGCACCACCCGTTCGTCATCTCCGAACAGGTCTGCGCCCACACTTCCACGTCGCCGACGATGCCGCTCCATCCCGTCATGTAGGTCACGTAGGGATTGTTGGCGGAGGTGAGCGTGTTGTGATTGAAGTCGTCTACGAAGGAGTTGTAGACCGAGATCGAGCCCGTGTAGACCTGCGACGGCCGGAACGTGCATCCGAGGCACGCGCCGAACGTGGAGAATAGGTGGATGCCATTCTGCAGGTACACGCCCGGGCTGACGTTCGTCATGGTCAGGCCGATCGTCTGCTGCTCCAGCCCGACGCAGATACCGTTCTCGGCTTCTTCCACGTGCGTGCCGTCGTAGCTGACCGCGTTGCCGCTGACCGTGAGTTCGCACCACGGAGCCTGCATCCCGGAGTCGAATACCACTGGAGTCGCATAGGTCGGGAGCGTCTGGACGGTCGTGCAGGTTGAGGTCGAGCCGCAAGTGCCGGAGATCGTGTACCCGACGCCGTTAATATGGACCGTGCCTGAAGTAGAGGTTAGCCAGTGATTGCCGCTGGAGTAGGTGATCGTCGTGCCGGACGTGGTGACTCTGGCATAGATACCATTCGTGAAGTCTGTGATGTTGCTGGTGATCGTCATGTCCGGCACGGTGCGGGCGGAGGTCGCCTGCACGTCCATGCCGGTGGTGAAGAATTCCGCGATGGCGTTGGTGTTCGTGGACTGAGAGTCGGCGAGGGTCAGCGGAGTGTCGAAGATGACCTGCTTCGCCGTGCCGCTAAAGTGTCCGCTCAGGTCGCTGGCCGTCCCTGCGGTACGGTCGCAGATGAGCAGGTTGCCGGAAGCGTCGACGAGGCCGGATACCTGCCACGGCCCGTTGATGGTGTTCGAGTGCGTGCCGCCGGCGGAAGCGTTGCTGACCAGCACCGTCATACCGCAGCCTGGAGTCGCGGTCGGGGAGTTCGTCCACTGGAGCAGGACGTTCCCATTGGTGTCGTTGAACCATGACAGCCCGGTGGCGGGGGTCGTATTCGCCTCAACCGAGGAGGTGTTGGGATGGCGCACGTAGAGATGCTGGATCGCTACCTGATCCGCTGTGTCGAACTGCTGGAAGAAACTGACGGTGCGACAGTTCAGGATCGTCGCGGTGTCGAAGCCAGAGAGTTCCTGCCCCACGTCGCTGACGCCGCCGAGTCCGGCGATCTGCTGGCAATCGAAGGAGACATTCTTGATCTTCGTGTTGTAGGGGCCGCTGGCTGTCGTATAGGTCGAGGTGTAGCCGACGACCGGACCAAGCGCGAGCAGGAACGGGTTGTAGTTCGTGCAGACCGCGCCGCCTCCGGATCCCGGCGAGCAGGTCGCGGCTGGCGCGGAGAAGCTGCTCCATCCTGAGTGCGGAATGATAAAGCTGCCCTGGCGGACGGAGTTGTTGGCCTCCATGCCAACGCCCTGGATGAGCACGCCGTCCATGCCTACCTGCAGCCCGAATGCGGGATTCAGCGCGCCCTGCGGCAGCCAGAAGACGCCGCCATTGTTCGTGTCGCTGCCGCCGAACGCCGCGACGACCGGGAACGGGTTGCTGGAGCAGGTGAGGAGCTGCGTCGTCTCGTTCGATTGCTCGCCGACCATGTTGACCGGGGACACGGCACCGTTGGTCGTCCAGTCGGTCTTCGCCGCTGCGCAACGGTCGGTGCCGCTGAACTGGGTGCTATCCACGCCCGCTGCCGAGGAAGGCGCGTAGGCGGTCGAGCCGGAAGTGTTGAATACGGAGTAGCCCTGCGTGCCGGTGGGCAGGATGCTGGATGCGACGAACGCGTCCGTAGCGATCTTGGTCGAGTTGTCGCCGGTGGTCTGGGTGGTCGCGGTCGTGCCGTTCGCCAGTCCGGTCGAGAAGGACCACGTGCCCGAGGAGACCTGCGCCACACCGTTCGAGGTGGAGGAGTTGGCGCCGGTGCCGCCCAGAGTGTTGGCAAGGATCGCGCTGAGGCTGGCGGCGGTGCCGTTCGTGTTGTTGTTTAGGGTAGCGCTAGAAGCGTCTACCAGTTGGTTGCTACCGTTCGTGCCGACGATGGTCTTCGATGCTGGGACCGCGGCGCCATTGACGCCCGTCGTGTTGGTCGCCGTGTTGGTGCCCGAGCCCGAGGTCGTGATGGCGCAGCCCGTGCCGCAGGTCAGCGTGGCGGTAGTGTTGGTGGACGTGGTAAGCGCGGAGAAGGCGGTCGAGCCGCTGGAGGCTGCTACGACCTGCGACCATGCGGAGCCGTTGTACTGGCAGTTGACGACGGTAGAGCCGGAGCCGGTGGTGCAGTCTGACGCTGAAGCGCCGTCGGTGACGGTCGCGATGGTGCCGTTCTTCTTGCCGGACACGGACGCTAGGCCAGCCACCGTGGTGATCGTGATCCCCGCGCCGCCTCCGCCCGTGCCGGACGTGCCGACCGAGATGAGGCAGGTGGCTGTCGGTGAGGAGCCGCCGCTGAGCGTGGCCACGATGCAGCCGAGGAATCGATACGCATACGGCCCGTCGTTGGTCGTCGTAGCGCTGCTGACGACATCGACCTGCGTCCAGTTGGTTCCGTCGACCGAGCCCATCAGCTTGACGCTCAAGCCGGATGGGGATCCCGTGGTCGAGACCGTCCACGTGTAGAATCCCGGGAGCTGGCCGCCGCTGGCCAGAAGGTTGAACGAGGTGCAGCCGCCGGCGGTGCCGGGGTTGTTCGCCGAGGCCGCCGTGACCGCGTTGCAGGACACGCCGACGCCGCCGGGGCTCAGGATACCGGTGGATTGCGCGGCGGCGATGCCCGACAGCAGGAGTAACAGGAATGCCAGTCTCTTGATCATGTGCGTGATCCCTTTCGGCGGCGGCGCTTGGCGGACGAGCGAATATACCCTCCGGCGTGCGTGAGCCGTCCCTCGCGCTCCATGCCGTAGGCCTCGCCCGCAGCCTGCTCAGGCGTCTTCCCTTCGCGGACGAGCTTGGCGATCTTGTTGCTGACTCCGGACTTCTTGGCGCGGCGCTTGCTCATGGCTTCAACTCCTGTCGGGTCTGTGTGGCCAGCCACTCCCGGATGGCAGGACTCTTCACCGCCAAGTGCTCGATCAGGTACGGTGGGAACAGATCGTAGAATCGGAACGGTCGTCCGGCCATCTCCGCCAACTTGCGTCGACGCACTTCAACCGGATCAACTTCCTTAGGTAATTCGAATCGAGGCGCAGGCTTCAGCTTGGCAGCCTTGACAGTGCTTGGCGTTGGCGCTTCGCCTGTCTTAGGCTCGGGAGGTAGTTCCAGTTTCCCCGGCGCAGCAGGTACGCGTACCTTGGGGACGCTCTTGGCGCGGTCGCCCAGCGCACGGTACTTGGATACCGCTTCCGGATTGCCTCCGAATTGCTTGTAGTGGCCCAGCGTAGCTGCCATGCGCTCTCCCGCCTTGCCTGTGATCTGCGCCGCGACGAAGCCGGGATCCTGTGCACGCATCACGCGGGCTAAGGGGCTGCCACCGACTGAGATAGATCGCATGTCGCGCCAGTCGTCCATGAAGCGCGACCAGTCAGCGCGAACGGAGTCGTACATCTTGCCTGCGCCGCGAGCCTTAGCAACGTCACTGAGTTGCCTGTCCAACGCATCACGCACGGCGCCGAGCGCGTGATAGACGTTGCCGGGGAGTTCGCCGGAATACATCTTGTCTCCGAGCGCGGAGTAGTGCACCCGTCCCTCGCCCCACGTAAGCGGGCGCAGGGATTGCTCGATTCCAGACGCAGCGTCCAATTGTTCCGGGCCTTGCATCTGGCGCGTGAGATCGTTGAAGACTTTCAGGCTCTCTGGTGCACCCATCAGGTACTTTTCCTTGGCCGCTTCGATCGCGTCCCGAACGGCGACGGAATTTATGGGTGTGGTCGTGCCCACCGTGTCGTTGACCGCCTTCCAGCGCTGATCGAGACTCCCCTTCACGGCAGCGTAGGTAGAGTCTACGTTTTGCTTGACGATCTTGGCGTAGGCCTCCTGCCCACGCTTAATGGTGTCGAGTTGGGCCTGTGCGCTATCGTGCTGGGCCTGTAGACGCTTGGCCTCGTAGGCCTTCTGCACCCACTCATCACGAGCCACCTTCACCTTCTCAGCATGCGCAGCCTTCTTATCCGCCGTGGCTTGCTGATAGTCTGCTAGTTCCTTCTGGTACACCGCTTGCGCCTCACGGGCCTTGCTGGAGTGTTCCTGCAGTCGTTGCGCGTTCTCCTTGATCACGCTATCCACGTCGCCTTTGTAGCGCTCCAAGCGTTCATTCGCCACTGCGAATCGACGCAGGCGCTCTAGATAGACAGGTTCCTTACCTGCCCCAGCCATCTCCTGTCCGAGGATGCGGGTCGCGCCGCCTACCTTGCCTAGAATCTTGTCGAGTAGCTTGGCACCACCCTCAAGCGCACCACGGACAGGCTCCTCGCCGCTGGTGGCGAAGAACGTGCCCAGATCAGCGGCGGTGATGGCAGGGTCTTCCTTCGACGACATACGACCGATCAGCCCCGGAGTGGATACAGAGTAGAGTCCCTGCAGTGCAGGCTCGACTCCCTTGGACTCCACCGCCTCGAACGCCGAGTGAGCAGCATTAAGTGGGCCGAATTCCTTGCCGCGACGCGCGTCGTAGCGCGACCGGGCGTCGGTGATGATGTCGGAAGGCATCTGCGCTACGCCCTTCGCGTTCTCACTGAGCCGTTGGATCACACGGTCGGCGAACGGGATAGGCGGGGCGCTAGGCACTCCGGGAGGCTGTGGTGCCGCTCCACCGATCCGGGACTTATACTGTGGATATTTCGCCACAATCTTTTCCACCAGTTGCGCGTCTGGAATCGAGTCGTATTGAGGGTACTTAGCCTTGATCGACGCTGCGAACTGATCTACGGTAAGAGGCTGTGTGGCCATTACTTGAGCACTCCTAGAGGATCGGAATCCGACGCTCCAGCGCCACCTACACTGCCGCTGCCGCCCGGAGTCTCATACCCCGCCAGCGATTGCTTCACGTCCGGGATCACGTTGTCCCGTAGCCATGTGATCTTGTCATAGAGCTGGCCGGGCGTGTCCGTCGGCCGCGGCAGGTGCTGGATGATGACCTCGTAGCTGTACTTGGAGCGTCCAGCGATGTTGCGCCACGGCGCGGCTCCCATGATCTGCAGCGCGGCGGCATTCTTGATGAGCTGCTGCGTTGCTGCCTCCTGCGATTGGCCGAACTGGTATCCCTTGAACCGCAAGTGCTGCATCAGCGCTGAGCGGTTCCCAAACACGAGATCGTTCTCATCCTTCAGCGGCTTGCCGGATGCGTCCTTCGTCTGTTCGAGGAAGGTGACGGTGCGATTGATCATGGGCTCCATGCCGCGGACGGAGTCATAGATCTGACGCTCCTGCGGGTTCATCTGCTTGGCCTTTTCCTGCAGACGCCAGTCGACCATGTTGCGCTGGAAGGCTTCTAGCTCACGGCGTTGCTGCTGCTGGAACTCGTGCTGGTTCTTGACGTCCTCTTCGTGCTCCTGATGGCGCGTCTTGGTATCCTCACGTCGGTTGGCTTCGGCCTGTGCCAATCGTTGGGCCTCGTCCGCGTACCGCATGACCTCGGTGATCACTCCCTTGGGGTCGTTCGGATCCTGCTCCGCGATGGCCTGCGCGCGTGCCGTGGCTCCCTTCTGGATATCCGGCGGGAGAGTCTTTATGAACTCGCGGAGGTGCATCATCGGGTCAGGTTGCTGCGGGTCGATGAACTTGCCCTTGGATACGGACCACAGCCGATTGCCGACCTTGATGATGTCGCCTTGAGCGATCCGCGCCTGCTCCGATTCCCGTTGCCGCGCCTCCGCCTGCCGAGCCAACTGTAGATAGGCTTGCTCGACGTCCATGCGTTGGGCCTTCTCGGCGATCTGCTGCTTCTCCTGCCGCGCGGACTCCTTCGCCTGGCCGTACTGGTCGGCGACGGAGGCGAGGGAAGTGAGGAAGGCGCTCATGAGAATAGCCCCGTGGAGTCAGCTTCGAACGACGGGCTGGGGAGCTGGCCTGTCGCGTTAGGATCGAAGTACGGTGGCGGCACCGGTGCGTTACCGGGCATGTAGGACGGCTGAAGCACGCTGGTCCCGGGGTCCGCGGTTGGCGGCCCGGGTGGGAGGGGCGTCTTGCCGCCCATCATGATCGCCTTGAGGATCGAGGATACGTCGATCGGCTTCGTCGTCGGCGACTGCTCGTAGATCCCGAGCCCCTGCAGCGCCTGCTGCTGCGCCATCTGCTGTTGCTGGAGGTAGTACGGGGCCAGTGCCTGCGCGAGCACGTCCTTCATGATCGCAGGGGAGGAGCCGAGGCCACGCTCGGCGCCGTAGGCATCCGTCTGCCGCGAAATGTCGGCGGTCAGGCCAGCGGTCAGCGGCTTCTCGAACGACGCGACGTACTGGCTGAACTTGGCCGGGTTGGTGATCAGGCTCTCGACGAAGTTCTGTTTCTTCGTAGCTTCGCGATTGGCGAGGAGGTTCTGGATCAGCCCGGTCCCAGCAGCCGCGCCGCCTTCGACAGCCTTGCCTGCGCCGGAGGTGAAGAACGATCCGATCTGGGAGAGTGCGTCCGGCATTACGATCCTCCTGCGTTGCTCGACGATAGGCCCGGCGTGCTGCCGAACAATGTCTGCTGCGCGAGGCCCACGTCCGCTGGTGAGCCTGAGAGTTCCGCCACCATGGCCGCGAACGACGGGTCCGACAGCGCCCCGCCGGTCTGCGATTGCGCGTCCGGCGCGGCATGCTTGAACGCGGCCTGCTCCTGCGTGGTCAGTGCCTGCTGCTGCTGTTGCTGCTGTTGCTGGAGTTGCTGCTGCGTCGGGCCGCTGGACGTGCTGGGAGTCAGCGCCCCGGACAGTTGCAGTCCGACCTCGGTGCCAGCCGTCGCGGCCGGGATCAGGGCAGGCAGCAGCGCAATCAGTCCCTCCGGCATCAGTACCCTACCTCCAGCGACCCTGCGACCATCGCGCCGGACTGGGGCAGCAGCAGCCCGCCCGCCCGCTGCACGATCCGCATCAGCTTGACTTCCTGCGGGTTGCGGTCGCTGAGGAAGCTAACGTAGCCAATCATACCGAGGGCACGTGCGTCGGCCAATACACGTCGCATAAAACATACGAGCCATGCGGCAGGCGCGTCGGGCATCGCTTTGACGCGCAGGATGAGCAGCATGCCATGCGCGGAGGCGCATAGCATCTGCGCGCGGATGCGGCCGTCGACGGTCAGCACCCACTGCCATTCCGGATCGATGGGGAGGGACTCGAATCCGGTCATCAGCTCCGGCGGGACTTCATTCACGTAGGGATGCCGGACGTCGAGCTCGCCATGCACGCGCGTCGTCATGAGATCACCACCGGAGTGCCCACAGGCTTCGGCACGACCACGTAGTCGATCGCCTCGACCGTGGCAGGTCCGGAGCCGCTGACGGTCAGGTTCAGGTTCTCCGCGGTCTGGAGGATGCGCGCGCGGGCCTCGTACTGGTTGTTGCCGAGCGCGGTCAGGGCGGTCTGGATGGTCGCGAGGATGTTCCCATCGAGTTCCGGCGTCACGGAAATGGAGTTGGGACCGCCGTCGCCGCGGATGATCACCTGGTTGTGGAAGAGGTTGACCGTACCGCCTTCCGCGAATACCTCAGCGTCCTGAAACGACCACTGGACGGAGGTCGAGGCCGCACCCGCGTTGGTCGCGCCTGCGTCCCACGTGGAGTCGCCAGCCTGCCAGCGGCGGAGCGCGCCGTCGGAGAATCCCGCCATCACGGTCAGCGGGATCGAGCCGGGAGTGCGGAACTGGCGCAGCACCGAGATCGGGAACGGGAGGTCCACGATCGTCCACGACTTGAGCACGAGGTCGTAGCAGAAGATGCGCGAGAGCTGGCCGCCCAGCCCGGCTACGATGTCGCTGGACGTGTAGGAGGTAGAGTTGTTGAGGATGACGCTCGGCGTGCCAGCGGCGACGGCGGTGTATTCGGTCTGCTGGCCGGACGCGGAGCCGACGTAGACGCGCCACGAGGCGATCTGCGAGTTCGAGGGGAGGGTGATGTAGATTCCTTGGCAGAACTGGCTCCCACCGGAGACGATCTGCAGCGAGTATTCGCCGGAGGTGTAGGTCTGACCGCCGGACGTGGTGAACTGGATGCGGATGTAATAGTTGCCCGCGTTGAGGGTAGCCGGGCCGCCGGACGAGTACACCGCGGTGACCGAGATCGCGCCGAAGATAGTCGCGGCGAGTCCCTGCAGCGGCACCGCGCACACATACATAGGAGGGTTGGCGGTCTGCGCGCCCTTCGAGAACCACAGGTAGCCTTGGTCGATCGGCGTGATATCAGTCTCGGTGGATTCGGGGAACAGGTACGGGCGGATGGCCTCTGGATCCTGCAACTTGTCGGAGATGCCATCGGTCACCGCGAATCCCAGGTGAGAGAGCCGCATGATCCCGTAGCCCGGGACGAACTGGAGAGAGCGCGGCGCCACGCAGCCGAGGTCAGTCTGCAGCCGCGTGATCGAGAAGTCGGTGGCGCCGAACACTCCCTGGATCAGGTATGTGGAGAAATTCTTGAAGAACATGAGGAAGTTCTGTGGCGCGATGCCTGCCTCGGCCACGGTGAACGCCTTGATGCCGGAGCACTGGTCGCCGTCGTCGGGGGAGATCTGCGCCGCGTTCAGTGGATTCCACGACAGAGGATTGTTGAGGTCCGACATACGCAGCGCTGACGGCCCGTCGAGCTGATCCGAGGATTCGCTGACGCCTGTATTGGCCACCCAGAGCGAGCTCGCGTAGACCTCCGCGTGCGCCCCGCCGCGCGGGGGAGGGGAATTGGAGACCTGCCCCGAGTTGACCCAGATGATATTGTTGTCCGCGATCGTCGAGCCCAGCGTCGCGGAGAAGGATGGCGCACCACCGGAGCCCGTTTCGCCGCCTTGCTTGGCGGTGAACACATACGCGACCGCGCTCACAGTGGCCTGGATCTGGTCGCCTTGGTTGAAGAGAGTCGAGGCTGCCCATGCCGGGTAGGTGGCGGAGAACGTGTTGGTGAGTTGCGTGGTGCCGCCCGTGGTGCCGTCGGACTGGTACGGCGTGATCCCGTTGCCCAGCGCCAGCATCATCTTGTTGACGAACTGGACGATCTGGGGCAGGGGAGAGAGGTTGCCCGCCACGCCGCCGACGGGAGTGGGAGGATTGTAGCCGGAGTTGCCGCCGCCGCCGGAGCCGGAGCCGCCAGTGCCGCCGCCGACGCCGCCGCCTTGATAGGGCAGGAGGTCCGCCGGGAGCGTCTTGATGATCTGGCCCGCGCCATAGGAGGGGAAGGTGAAATTGTAGAACTGGCACACCTGCGTCGTGTCGGAGGCGGGTGGCGTGGCCGGGCCGAGCGAGCCGTCGGCGGTGTTGTCGGTGTAGGCGACCGTGGATTGGCCAGCGACGGTCGCGACGAAGTGCTCCGTGCCCGAGGCGCCGCCTGCGACGGTGCGGTAGATGTTGTAGCCACCAGCGGCGTTCGC